ATCCCATTGAGCTCTTTAGTATCGAGAACTCCTTAGAACTCCTTAGATCTCTGATGATTTAAGGAATTCATCTTAGACGACAAATGTAAATTTAATTAATCCATATTTCATACTTTTAGTATCGACTAAGATCTTTCTCCTTATCACACTTTCTAACACTCTCCTTTTTTAATTTATGCCTGGTTTAGCTTAGTCCTGGTCATCAAAGTATAGGTGCTGGGGTACAGTTGAGCGCCGAGATACAGGTGTCTGATAACCCCAGATTGAGCGACGCACTGAGGGGACCTTCACCTTTACAGAAACGTTCTCCAGTGTATCGAGGCTATTGCCAATAAGCTCAAGGAAATGCTCGCGGTAATAGGGGTCCTTGAACTTATCACCTGAGACAATAATGCGAGGCATAGCGGGAAGTGTAAGCTGAACATTCTTATAGGCCTCCTCATCAAGCGCCTGGTTCTTAAATAGCATGTAGAGATAATCGATAACACGCTGACGGTAAAGGCCAATTAGAACATGCGCAATAGGACTGCCATTATTCTGGTCGTTATAAACAATCTCAAAATCACCCAGGTCAAGGTTCTTGCGAATGGTTACTGTATCATCACCTGAGTGCTGGCTCGGGTTGTTGATAAGGCTGATAACAATAGACGTATCAGAGTAGGCCATTTAGTAGTATGCTAACATATACGACTGAAAGGCATTCAATTTTGCGGGCTGTCAAATTTGGCTCACTGCTGTCTATATGAGAAGCCACTAGCGCTTTTTATTCTCTGAACCTCTTGAGCAACCTTAACCTTCGTTTCGGTAATTGTCCTCATGGAATCAGGAACTAAGGGTGTAATTCTATTCTTATATACCAATTCATCAAGAGTTGGTCTAACTGGTTGAAATGTCTGTGCACGTATCTCTGCTTGGAAATGCTTATATGCATCTGGTTCCAATAGGGGATTTCTTGAGTTTCTGTCTATTCTAGAAAGGTAATTATTATTAAGCGCACCTGTCCTATTGGCTAAAGATGTCTGAATAGCAATAGATTGCGGTGTTACTAGATTATGAGCGGTCCTACTTAGAATATATGCCTTATTTTTTGCAATTTCTACCACCTCATTTGCCCTAGCAGTGGCAGTGTTAACTGACCATGCGGCCGATTGAAGTTGAGATATATTACCAATCACAGTAGAACTTAACGCAGTATTTAATAATAATAAGACAGAATTTGCATCTAAATAAGCATCAGATGAGGTTTGTTCCTCTTGAGATATCTGTGCGAATAACCCATTCACTGTGTTCGATGCTCTTAATGTAATAGCTACAGCCGAATAGGGAGATGAATTAGATGTAACCTTTCTTACAGAAACCATCGCATCATTTATAAGTTTTAGTGATTTTTTTGCAATAAGAGTAATTGATGTATCTGGTGTAGTATTTGCTAAAAATTGCGCCTTCAAGTATATAAGAGCGTTTGATACAGTTCTTGCATTGACCGCGGATATATCTGCGTGTAGTGCGACTTTTTTTACTTCATTTCCTACGCGAATCGCCTCTGTATATATCTGAGTTGGAGAAAGCGTGTTTTCACTTGGAAAAGATAAGGCTGTTCCATAAGAGCGCATTGTTGATGCGGACTGTATTAAGAAATTAATAGTTGCATCTGAATTATACATTAATTTATCATTTAATCTAGCAGAAATATCTAGGCTAGATGCAATATTATCTGCTTCCGCTACAGTTGATATTATACTAGCAGAGGTATTCTGATTTAATGATATCGCCTGAATAAATGTATTAATAGATGCGATAGCATTATTTGTTACATTTATAGCATTATCTAATGGAGGAGATGGGACGTATTGTGTTACAAGAAGTTCTTTACCTGCTATATAATAAAGTGGGTCTGCTAGATTATTTATTACAGCCTTTACTAAGGTATTAAATGCAGTTGTAACTGCTAAATTTCTAGTGACTGTTGTAGATTTAACAATGGCATTCGCTAATATACCCTGTGTCTTTAATAAATAAGCTAACGCATTTGATTGTGCTAAAACAGTATTATCATTGGCATCTTTTTTGACATTGCCGATTATTGTAGACATATGAGAAAGGCTTGTAGTATCAATTGGGTTTATATCAGGTGTTGACATAGCAAGTGAGGCAATATTATGTTCTGTAGTTATTCTATCAAGTACTAAACCGGCAGCCTCAACGGATAAATGGGCGCTATAGGATGCATCGCAACAAAGTTTATAAATGACATTTGCCTTTGTATATGCGGTATTCGCATTATCTGATAAGCCCTGATTTACAGCATTTACTCTGGAAGAAGCATTGCTATACACTACCGCGTTAACCTGATCTTGTAAAGACGATGCTGCTATAGTGGCAGTTCTTTCTTTCTGGATATTATATGAAGCATATGCCGCATCCTGTTGAGAATTAATATCAACTTGTGCAGCAGTATAACGAAGTTGGGCATTAATTAATTCCTGTTGATCATTATAAGACCTTCCCAAGGCAGCCATTAACCCTGTTGAATAACTACCAGCGAGGTCAAGTGATACTCTAGCGCCAACTTGATTTCCTCCAAATGCGGTGCTCATCTATTCTATGCTTATAAAATATAAGAATAGAATATATTTATAAAGAGTTATGTGTCGGAAGTGAAATATGTATTCTTAATGATACGAGCTTTCTCTACAACAGATTTATGTATAGGTTCTTCAAGCGAAATACGCACCCTGAACTTATATCTATCAAATTCATTAAGAATCTCGTTGTTATCAGATGCGCTCTTAAGTATGTGTGCTAGGTTGCTTGATAAGGTTGATATTAACGATGGATCTAGCTGTGGTATTTCGGGTGAAGTTGATTGAACTAATAATACCTTTCTATTATTCTTAAATATTTTAGGAGCGCTGTATGTATATGTTTCAAGTAGTAATTTCTTTCTATTTGATGTAGTAATAACAATGTCCCTATATATATCTAAATTGGTAACACTATTATCTTTATCGTGATTAAGTGCCACGCTTGCAATATTAGCATTTTGTGTAGATGATATTATCTGCTGTATCATATATTTAGTCTTTCTTTCTGTTGTTTGAATTGCTAGTTTATTTACAGCGTTATTTGGGGCAACCGGTTGCTGTGAGTTAACTATTGGCTGAGTATTATCTTCATCGTGATTAAGTGCCACGCTTGCAATATTAGCATTTTGTGTAGATGATATTATCTGCTGTATCATATATTTATTCCTCTTTTCTGCTGCTTGAATTGCTAGTTTATTTACAGTGTTCTTTGGGGCAACCGGATGCTGTGAGTTAACTATTGGCTGAGTATTATATTTTAGTTGCTGCATAGATGTAGCCATCATAGCAAATGATCGGGATGCTACCGCGAGGGCATTTTTAGATGCTAATATACGAGACGATTCTGCAGTTGATTTAGCCCCCTTATTTACATAGAATCCATCTGAAAAAGTAGGAACTTGTGGACGCTCATCGTAATCACCGTAGTCATCACTCATTCTATTACTGTATAGATTAATAGGCAAACATCATTCCCGCACGACCACCATAGACGCGTAATATATTATAGGTCTCTGCGTAGACATACACGGTATAACGGTCAACTAAGTCATCTGTTATATTACCAGTCTTACCATGAAACCTCATTGTTAAGTTAAGGCGTTGTATCTTATCTAGGTTTGCCTCGCCCATGGGTATTGAAAAGGGGGTGTGACCATTCTGTAATCCTAGAGGAATATTATAGAAATATCTATTGACCCATGGGGCCTTTCTTTGTTCCATAGATGGAATTAAAGACCTGAATAGGGCTACGTTTTCTGTGCTGTAACGCGTGAGTGTCTCAGAATAACTTAGAGCCAGCCATCTGATAGGCTCTGAATTACGTGTCGAGAAGCCAGGTTTCAAGGTCTTAGGAAGACGTTCATTGAGGCCCTGAGCATCTGGCCACCAGGGTGCCTGTGCTTCATTATCTGTAAGGTCTCGTGTGCACAAGAAACGTGCATTATATCCTGGTCCCTCGTATTTCTGACAAAAGAAAAACAGGTCCCTTGTGGGATTAGGTATTATAAGAGGTATTCTGGCAAAGTTGTTATTCTGAGTATCAACTGGATCGTATATATAATGCTGAACAACGGGGACTTGAATATCTGCTATACGAAATCTGTTAGCCTCTGGCTTATCCAAGTAAATATATTCTACCAGGAGGTACGCATCTGTCATAGAATATTGTGTTGGCATTGATACAGTTGATTTTTTCACCTTCTGTCCAGGGGCTCTTACTGGCTCGAGGCCAGGGACTACAGAACCATTTGGGTCTGTGTTATAGAAGGAAGAACCTGCCATAGGCCATAAAGACCCACCTTGAGCATTCGTTTGAACCACATTTCCTGAGCCATCTAGGGTTCTTGACTGTGTATAGAATAAACCGGCAATTGTATTGAAGTCTAAGGTAATACGTGTCTCATCTATGTTGAGTGCATCTATGGGTAAGAAACACCCTGGGTCACCTCTAGAAAACCAGAAGGGTAGGTTTACCACAACTTGCTCGGAGGTGCTTGTGGAGCCAAAGGATGTATCTGTGAATCCATTGTCCTTTCTTAAGATTTGTCTCCCCTTTTCTACTGTCTTCTCTAGGGGTGTCTGAAATTCATCAATAACTTCCATAAGTTGTCCAGGGATTGTATCTGATAGGACACCGCCAATGTGTAGTTGAACCTGATTCACCAGATTATGTCCTAGGGAGTTCGTCCAACCAAAGTGCGGTCCTACAAATCCTGGTTGCGACTGTGCTAAGAGTTGAGGTGTCTGAATATCTGGCATCTGAACCACCAAAAAAATCCTAGAAATCAGTTCACCCTGAACAGGTAATCGGGCTATGGCTATCTTTCCAAAGTCAGGTTTTGTTGCGAAATCTATTCTTGCCCAATTTGTTCCATAACGGCCTGCCTTGACGAAGACATGGAGTAAGGATCCAATGCTTGGCTGTCCCTTGGGAGGCTGTAAGCGTTCGTCTTGCATTCCTGTTGATATAATTTTGAGTAGGCTGGCTACCATCTATTCATCTTTTGTCATTTTGTTTATATAATATTTGGCGTGTTGCTTGCAGACATGATCTGATGTTGCGTCTTTCATTATGGCAGTGCGTGAACAGCTCTTACCTTCCTGTGTAAGGGCTGTACAGATATATGCCATGCTATGACCCTTTCGAACCTTGTTCTTCATCCATGCCTCAGACGACTGGTCGAAGAACTCCTTGGTGAACTCCTCGATGCCAGGCATTGTGCTGATATCACAATGCCATAGATGTGTCAATTTTTTCGAAAAAATTGATTACGTATTTATTATGATATTAGGCATAAAAAGATGTCATCGTGTATTTCTGAGAGTGCAGTTCAGCTCGAGGCCCGTCGTCGTGTAGCTGAGGAGAGTGCTGTTGCGCGGGCGGCTGCTCTGGAGGCACAGACAAAGCGTGAGGCCGAGAAGCTTCGTCTTATTGAGGCACAGCGCGAGGACCGTATTCGTCGTGATGCTGAGCAGATCCAGGCTCGCCTTCGGGCTGAGGAGGCCGAGCGCGAGGCACGACGCCTTGCTGAGCAGGAGGCTTTTGAGGAGGCAGTGGCTCAGCAGGTAACTGCTCTGAAGAAACGTCCCCTCGAGGAGCGAATGCTTGCGGAGGTTGAGGAACTGAGGCATGTTGTTTCAACACTTTCTAGCCAGCTATCATCTACCCTTAAAACCCCACCTCCTTCTTATGGCCTAGATAACCTTCAGAGTAAGGTAGCCAGCCTTTCTGCCTCTCCTTGGAATAGTGATATCGAGCAGGTGAAGGCACAACTCACGCAGATTTCATCTCAGATTTCGGCTCAGAATTCTCAGCTCGCAGATATCCGATCTCTCGCGACGAAGCCTGCTCGCTCGGTCTCTATCTTTGCTTCGGCTATGGTACTCGGCCCTATGAATAATACAAATCAGGGTGCTAATATCATGGGTGGTCTTCCTAATTCGCCTAGCGGTGTTCGTGTTCTTCTTGTAAGCTATCACCTAATTCATCAGACGGCTACTGCTACGAGTGGTGGCCAGCATTCCCTTGATGTTCCGGAGAATCAGGTAGTTACAATCGCAGTTCCTGCTGGTCAGAGGGTCTATATTGTATCTGCGCTGTGGAAGCCAAACAATAACGTTCGTGGGGGACAGACCCTAATGGATGTGACGGGTCATCTGAAGGCAACGGGGATTGAGAACCAGTAAGATTAATCAATGAACACCTTGTTACAGATGCCATTTCCAAAACGAACCCATTGAAAGGCATAGACAAAGACATGAACCTCCCATTCTGTATCTGAACTGCCACCTGGGGGCTTGACATTCAAGGTTAGACGCAATGTATTCAGACGACTTGCGTTAATAGACCCCGTGGGATCATGTTGACCAGGATGTCTTGCGAAGGAGTAACCATAGATGAATGCATCATAGGCAGTCTTACCACCTCTATGGGCTCTTGAAATATGAGAACGAAACCATGCCTCATCTTGTGATATAATATCCTGCCCATTTGCCTGTATTTTAGCAGAAACTAAAAGAGGTTCTAGAGGTCCAAAGGTTGGATGGTAATCTTTTTCCAATGTTGCACTGTAGTTTGTCCAGTCATTATTCAGGGTAACTGCTGCCTTACGTCTTAAAATCCAGACAATTTCTTCTACAGGCTGATTGGCTTCTAGAGGTAACTGAACTGTAATCAAGTCATTACCTGTCTTGTTTATTACATATTTTAAGGGTTCTGTAAAATCAAACTGTTGTATCTCTCTAAAGGGTCTCTCAAAAGGCTGTCTTAAAAGCATCTCACGATAAGGGCCATCTACAAAGACACCCTGTGTGAGGAGTTGAATATTTTTTAACATAGGTTCATCTTGCGATGAATGAATTGATTTTATCTTATTTATAGGTAATCTATTATCGATAACCTTGAATTCCTTTCTCAGAGGAGTATCAAGGCAATCAGCACGACTTCCAGATAGGATACGAACAATCTGGTCAAATCTTTTTAAGGTCACTCGAATTCTCATAGTACCTTCACGACATGCTATCAAGGGAAATGTTGCAGTTATTTTTTCTCTAAGCATAGAGAAGGTTAGGGGAACTGTTACCCAACCATCTTCAGTAAAAAAAGCCCTCTTTCCATCTGACGCTTTCAAATCACCAATTGACTTCAAGCCTATAGTATCTGCTAGACCATATTGCGTATTCAAGTCTGCGAATAACATAGAACTAACATAAATAGAATCGCCTGTTACTCGTTCTAACACTTGGTCATCTACTTCCAAAGTAGCCTCTTCTAAGACTGCTGTGCCAAGAGAATTACAGTAGGTCCACAGGTTCTCTGGCTTCATGGGGCTTATATGATTACGTCTTAATTCTTCTCTGATAGCACCAGTAAACCAGTCGCCGAGCTGTAACTGGATGAAAAGGCCACTTATCAAGTCTCCACAATTCATATCACCCATCTCAAAGGTAAAGGTTTGACCAAATGTAGCTGGACCTCTAAAAGTAAACTCTCTCATAACGGATGACATTGGGACTGTCCGTAGTGTTTCATCTCTGGTAAATCGTGTTACAGTAGCATCTAATGGAAAAATAGTGTTATCCTGGATATCTCTTGATACTAAATCTATGAGCGTCGTAGCAGAACCTCTAGGTTGCTTTGTTCCATATCCATTTTTCTGATTAATATCCATCTTACTAAATTCAGAGATTATTATAAGATAATAAATGTTGGCGCGTCTATATATATGGTTTATAGACCTTCATAGCATTTCGCATACCAGATGTTTGATGTTTGTGGTATTTTGCCCTATAATACATTGATCTTGCCACCTGTCTAGCCTTTCCTCGAGTTACCGAACGAAATCGACGAACTGTATCTTGAGCCCTCTTGCGTGTTCCATAACCAGCTTTAATAACAGGAGGGTGCTTAGAATTACTAAATACTGCCATTCTACATTCAAGATGTAAAATTACTTAGTGCCCGTGCTTCCAAACCCGCCCTCGCCACGCAAAGTCTCAGGAAGCGAGGACACATATGCTACCTGCTTGATATAGCCAAGGGAGGGGGCAATAATCTGGAACAGACGAGTACCCTTCTCAATGCTACAAAGCTTAGAACCCACTGAAACTACAGGGGCCATGAGCTGACCACGGTAAGAGCGATCAATAATGCCACGACTGTTAGCCATGATGAACCCAGTCTTGTAAATCGAGGAACGGGGCTCAAGAGTAAAGTGGCTATCCTCTACTAGCTCTACACCATCGGACACAGGTGTAAACTGGACCATGCGAGCCTTCACACCAAGAGGAACTAGAGTAGCTACTGTAGCTGGAACCTGATCCGTAACTACCTTGAGGTCATAGCCAGCATTATCCTGGGAAAGCTTCTCAACCGTGCCAGTCGCAGGGTAAAATGGGAGGCCCTGCTCAGTTACTAGAAGCTCAAGATGATAATAAGATGCCATTGTGCTAAATTATATAGCAGTAACACGGGTCAATTTTATGCGATAAAATTGACCTTGTGCAGTACAGTTGTACGGTATCATAATGCCTAGTTTTAGAGACATTGCACTTACACTTACTCTTCCGCCGTGTTGTATGCGGAAGAACCCTACACCTAAGGAACAGCTGAATGATGACCTAAAAGCCCTTGGACTATCATTTAGTCTTTACCTTCTCTCGTACTGGCTTGGATACCAGTCTCTTTGTATCATGTCAATAGCAACAATGAATCTTATTACATTCCAGGTCGGTATTACATTCCATGAAGTTTATTCTAAGCCTATTCACCTGAACCAGTTTGATGAACTAGATAGTTCGACAACCTCTGAAAATTCTGTAGAGAATGAGTGCTCTCTTAAGCAGAGGGAACAGGGAGGTACTCGTTCAACATGTATGACGGAGGAGCAGGAGGAAAAGGTAAGGTCACAACTTCGGGAAATTGTTAATGAGGCAACACTAAGAAATCGTAAGAATAATACTATACATACAGGCCGTACGCCTTCTTCTTCTACACTTGTTGAGGAGGGTGAGATTTCACCTATGCCTCCTTTAGTTACAGAGGAAGAATATAGGGATATGCCTCATCTAGTTCCAGCGGAAATTCCTATTTGTTGTTCGTGGAATTATACATCTACCTACTCTCAAAACCATTACCTCCATGGAATTGATATGGACGAAGTTGATTAAAGGCGTTAACCTAATTACCAAAAAGCAAAACACCCCTATCAGCCTCAATAGAATAAATACCCCAACCAATAGAAATAACTCTCATACAAACTCTTTTTTGCCCTAGACTCGTTGGCAACGTATCTTTGATATCAATCCATAGAGTAGGCTTATCTGCGTTACTCATGTTTACGGCTCCTGATGGCCTACGTTGTTCAGGAGCATTATTTCCATACTGTGGACCAATGGTAAAAGATAGAAGTGAAATAGGAAGGCCTGATGTTTTTTCAGCCTTTGTAAAGGGTGAAATGTTCTGCCAATGGCGCGCATCCCTCTGTTTTTCACGTTCCTTTGCAGCAATCAAGAGTTCAAGTAGATTGTAATATTCTCCATTTCCCATAGGGTTCTTCAAATTCCATAATTGATTTCTCTCGATACAATACTCAGATTGAAACATAATTAAGATTGACTCTGCTGGATGTCTACCGTCTATACGCTTAGTCACATAGGATGTACCCCCATTCCCTACTGCAATGTAATCAGATGGATCTAGACTTAACTTATTTTCAAAGGGTCTCAAAAATGGTATCTCAAACTTATGTTGTTTCAATAAAGCCTGTAAATCCTGTCTCACATAACGTTGGGTTGTCTCCAAAGTAATCAACGGCCTTCCAATAAGTTCTCTTTGAATAGGAGTAAAAGGTGTCTGAACTCCATTTTTATCTGTGACTTTCAAGTCAGATCGGCTCCATGGTGTTGGCTTAATGGAGCCAGATGAACATTCCACTAAATCTTCTAGTTTTCTCAACTTACATCTGATTCTAAATTTTTGACCGGGGAGACAAACAAAAGGAAACCCTCCCTCATCAGGGTGAGCACATCCTATCAATGGTAATCTAAGGGTAAGCTTCTTAGGAATAGCATTACGTTGTATTTCTAAGGGACTTCCATCGTGACATCCTAATTCCTTTAAAATAAGAGCTTCCTGTGCCAAGGAACTTTGTAAATGAAACCAGCTATACAAGAAGTCTCCACTGAATTCCTGTAGCAAAAGCTGGTCCTGGTAGAATTGTATCTGTTCAAACAAGAAAGCACCAATACCCTGGGTATAGCCATATGTTTGACCCTGGGCGTCTGAGATTACAGATGAACTATTTTTGGGTGCTATAGTCAAAGGTAACCACGATGGTAATTCAACGACCAGGGAGGCATTAATCATGATATCTCCAAAGACTTCCATCTCCCATTCTATAGAGCGACCAAAGTCAATCATATTAAGAGGCTGTGTCTGTCTTGTTTCATCGATAGTAGCAGGCCATGTCTGAATATTGTAAGAAAATGGAACATGTGCTGATTTATCTGAACTCATAAAGTAAACATCTTTTCTACCTCTCGCCACAAGTTCTAATAAAGAACCTTCTGCAGAGGTATTTGGTCTGTCCATCTATTATATTTGAGCCTAGTATTTTAGATGATAATTATACGCTTAAAATAAAAGCTAAAATAGAATGGCGAAGAAAGATAAAAAGGCTGACCCGGCATTAAAGGAAAGACTTGAAAGAGAAGCTAAAGAAAGAGAAGACGCTCGTGCTGCAGCTGGAAATTCTAAACCCCATAAAACTGCCGCCCAAATGCGTGAAAGTGCAGAACGTAGAAAGAATAAAAATCTTAAAAGCAATCTTGCTAAGGCGGCTAGTGAAGTCGCTGCGCTTATGAATGTAGCTCGTGCTGCTGGAGCAGAGGCATCAGAAGCTGCTGCGGAGGCAAGTAGAGCTGCTGCGGAGGCAAGTAGAGCAGCCGCCGCCGCCCGTTTCGCATCAAGTAAAAACGCTTCTAGAAAACTAATAAGCTCCATGAAATATAAGGAACGTTTTCATAAGAATCGTCCACACCATGGTGAAAATCCTCTGTTTGGAGAAAGTAAAAGACTAGGAGGTGGGCGAAAAACACGGAAAAATAAATATTAAATTGCTAAAGATTAGAAGACGATCTAATTAGTTCGAAAACTAGAAAGAAATGGAACTAATACCTCATTCACTTCTCCCTTCGATAGACTTCTTGGTCCCACAGTATTTGACGGAAAGACGTGTTTGTTGACAAGTTCAATTAGTTTTTGCGTATATACAATATATATATCATCTAACTTAATAAAGTAATGTGACTGGATACTGAATGTTTCAGACCCAGTCAGATAACACGTGCCAGCCTTTCCACCTACTCTTCTAAATGCAATATGGTATTGTTCAGTTCCCTTAACATAGTGAAACCCAGTTTCTCTTACAAGATCTAGCTTCAGTCTATCGGTATCCTTTTTTTCCCAAACCTGAAAGACACATGGGACATCATAAGCTACCTTATTAACCTCAAAGGAATCCTTGGGTATCTCTTTTTCCAGAATACAATGGAACTTAGACGGAAATGCCCTCGACATAGATGGTTTAACGAAAGACTTTGGTAAGATAAATGCTATGATGGTAGCGTATTTGGCTGCATGTTGAATGAATGCCTTTGCTAGAGATCCCTGTTTACCGAAGGGTGGGTTACCAAAGAAGACACGTTTATTTTGAGAAGTGGGCTCCCAAGTTAAGAAATCCCCTTGTATGATACCTTCCATCTTGGGTTCTAAATCAATACCAATCGACTTTATGGATCTCGGTAAGGCTTTCAGAAAGGATCCATTCCCTGCAGATGGTTCTATCCATTGATAGTCAGATGCCTCTGGGAATGTAGCAATAATGCTGTCAACACATTCCTTTGCTATAGAGGCCCTTGTATAATACTGGTCTTTGGTATTTGTTCTAAATTTGCCTGTATCCTGGGCCATACTGAATATTTCTCTATTCTAATATTCAACTTTATAGGTACGGTATACATCGTACCTGATACTATAAAAAATGAACTCTTCTTATTTCTCTTAAAAGGTACATGCGCCTCATTATAGTTGAATCACCAGCGAAATGCTCAAAAATCCAGGGGTTCTTAGGACCAGGGAACAAGGTAATCGCATCCATGGGTCATATCCGTGGTCTAGTTCCTGATTTAGAATCAGTGGGTATTCAGAAGAACTTTGAACCAACCTATGAATTCTCAAAGGAAAAGGCAAAGGCCATTGCTAATTTGAGAGCATGTGCTAAGGAAGCCGAAACCATTGTTCTATGTGCCGACGACGACCGTGAGGGAGAAGCCATTGCATATAGTGTAGCAGTTCTCTTGAAACTCAATCCTCTAACCAATCCTAGAGCGGCCTTTCGTGAGATAACGAAAGATGCGGTATGCAATGCAATCATGCGACCTCGCACGATTGACATGAACCGAGTGAACTCTCAACAAGCCAGAGCTATGTTGGATATGATGGTTGGCTTTACGATCTCACCTTTGCTATGGAAACATATTGGCGGTGGAACCGCTCTATCAGCGGGGCGTTGTCAGACACCTGCTCTACGCCTTGTCTGTGAAAGAGAGGCCGGTATAGAGGCATTCAAGTCAGAGTCATCCTGGGTCCTATCAGGTTCATTTGTGGTAAAAGGTCAGATTACTGGTAAGAATTCCATGTGGCCTGCTACAATGCTAGAGGAACTAGGTGATTCTGAGTCGGCCTTGAACTATATGGAAAATCACAGTACAGAGCCATCTGGAAAGATTCGTTCTGCCTTGACGAAGCCCTGGACGGAATCGCCACCTCAAGCTCTAATGACAAGCACTTTACAGCAACAAACTAGTAACTTGTATTCTTGTAATCCCAAGAGGACCATGCAAATCGCACAGAAACTCTATGAAGCTGGTCACATCACGTATATGAGAACTGACCAGACTTCTATGAGTGAGGAGGCGGTTCTACAAGCAAAGAAGACTGTAGAAGCCAGATGGGGAAAGCAGTACCTCGGTGAAATCAAGGCACAAGTAAAGGTTCAAGCTAAGAAAGCTGCAGCTACAGGGCAGCCAGCAGCACAAGAGGCACATGAGGCAATTAGACCTACACACTTTGAGAATTCCAACCTATCTGAGTCAGAAGACTGGTCTCCAACAGACAGAAAAATATACCATCTCATCTGGCTAAGAGCAATCCAGTCTATCATGGCTCAGGCAAAGGGAGAGGGTCGCACAGTAGTCTTTGACTTAGATGGAGATGACAATGAATTCCCATGGGAAGCCAAGTGGAAAAGAACCTTATTCCAAGGGTGGAAGATAGCAGATGAGAAAGATGCTCAAATCAAGGCTGCAGAAGATAAGGATGAAGAGGACGTTCAAGAGTCGGCTGAGGCTTTCTGGAAACTCGCTGAGGGTATCAAGGAGGGTCAAGGAGTTTCGTGGAAGACCTTGAATGCGAAACCAAAGGAATCCAAGCCCCAGGGGCGTTATACAGAGGCTACCTTAGTGCGTGACCTAGAGAAACGAGGTATTGGCAGACCGTCGACATTTGCCTCTCTGATTGCAACTATTGTAGATAAAACTTACGTAGAAATCAAGGATATGCCTGCGTCAGTTCAGAATTCCAAGACTTACACGTTGACTTCTCTGAACCAGTGGCCCCCTACTGAGGAAGTCTTTCAACTCAAGAAGGGTGGTGAGAAGGCCCGTATTATGCCAACTCCCCTAGGAACAAGTATTCTAGACTTTACCGTAAAGAACTTCCCAGACCTCTTTGCATTTGAATTTACTGCGTCAATGGAGGGTAGACTAGATAAGATAGCAGAGGGTGGTGAGCCCTGGAAGAAAGTTCTAGAGGACACGTGGAAGTCTTATAAGGACCGCTACGAAGGTCTGAAGGGGTCAAAGGCTACTGCTGCGGGACAAGGCGGTTCTAATCCTAGAAGAAAGGAATTCAGTGATGGTTTAGTGGCAGTAATGAGTGGAAAAGGACCTCTACTCTTGAGAGAAGACCCAGATGGTAATAAGGATAAGACAGTATTCTATGGATGGCCTCTAGGAAAACAGTTACAAAGCCTAACTGAAGAGGAGGCTAAGACCTTCATAGAAAACATAGGAAAACAAAGAGCTGGATCTGAACTCGGTGAATTCAATGGAAATCCAATAGTAAAAAAGAAAGGACCATATGGTCATTACGCAGAGTGTAATGGAGTTCGAGTGAATTGTACAGAGGAGAATACTGTAGAAGAAATTATCACAAAACTAGAAGCAAAGAGTCAGGAAACTCCAGCGAGAACACTGGGACCCTTTCAAATTAGAACAGGACAATATGGACCTTATCTGATGAAAACCGATACCCCTAAGGGTAAGAAGCCAGTCTGTGTATCTATTCCTAAGGGAACAGATGTAGAGAACCTAACTGCGCAACAGGCAGGAGAAATCTTCGAGGAGGGCGCAAAGGCTAAGGCGAAAGGGGGGTTCAGGAAATTTAAGAAGACCTAAGTGCCAGTAACACACAATACAGTTCCTGCGTAACCACCAGGTATACTTACTGATTTAAGAATGGATGAAGAATTAGCAGTTGCTTCTGCTACTTTTGATAGGATATCACCCTGTTTCTTAATCAATGTATTTTGCTGTTCAATAAGGAGAAGTAGAGAGGAATTAGTAGCATTCATCTTTTTCATCTCTTGAAGGATACTGATGAGGTGCAGGTTGGTTTCAACCTGATACTCTGAGACATCAGCCATTTCTATGATTAGAAAATAAATATGGTGAGTTCAATTTTATAAAATTGAACAAAAAATCTAGTATACTATAGTATCAAAGATGTTTCGTATTGTATGGAAGTCAAAGGTAAGCCAGCTTTCAGGAAACGGGCAATATAATCTCAGTGAAAAAGAGGCAAAGGAGCAGGTAGAGGCTCTAGCCAAGGAGTTCCCGCTGTCTACCTATTGGATTGAGTGTGAGCCCCCACCTTCTCTGAAGTTGAAGGGGCATCGGTGCTCCTATGGTGACCTGACATTCATTGCCTCTAAGTCGCCTGAGGCTTCACCTGCTTAGGCTTCTTCTCCTTCACCTTTCCCCCCGCAGCCACAGTGGCTGCATCTTTTTGTTCCTTCAACTTCTTACGCTTATGACACCAGGCCCAGAAATCCTTGGTGCCATATTCGGGCATAGGTCCGATGTCACCCTCTTGAATAGGGAGGGTCTTCACCTTTTGCCGTGCAGCGTTTACGGCTAGTTGAGTAGTCCATTCGTCATCGCCACGAAAGTAGCAGTCGAGGCTAGCCTTGGTCTCTCCACACCGCTCCCAGAACTCATCAAATTCCTTCTTTTCTTGAACGAGTTCATCCTGATACCACTTAATATGCTCGTCAGTGATAGGCATATTATTAACAAGGCAATACTCTCGCACTGCCTCGAAGGCCTCTATAGCCTTAGTTACATAGGTGCCAGGAGCAGGAGGGGGAGGGATTGTGAATTGTTTCTTGAGTCTGATGATGGTCTTCTTCTTGACTTGAACTGGCGTAGAAACTGGTTCTATAGACTGAGGAACAAATGGCGTTCCAAGCCTGATGATTGTCCGCTTCTTGACTGGAAGAGCCACAGGTACGGCCACAGGCACAGGTACGGCCACAGGTACGGCCACAGGTTCTTCTAGAGGATTCTTCTTGAGTCTGAGTATGATTCTTGGCATCTTGGTTACTGCTATTGAATAGCAGTAAGCATCAATTTTATTCAATTACCTAAACTCTCGATACTCTCTAGAGTAGATGGATAGACTAAGCAAATCAATCAGAGATCTAGAAGCCCTTCTTTTACCTAATATAAGTCAACAAGAAGATCAGCAAATTCGTGCGGAAATAGCGTTACTAAAAGAAGAATACAAAAAATTAGAGGCCGTTGCGACAGAGGCCAGATTAGGTGTTTCTTTTTATGGTTCTTACTTTACGACCAGTCAATGACAATGTAAGAATGGTCAAGAGCACGGTCTACGAAGGGTAGGACTGCATCATCTAACTTCGCAACATCATACATCTTCCCATCCTTTGCCTGACAGAGCAAGGTATGAGAAACTGCGCAGTCAGGAAACAAGCTACGAAGCCCAGCCAGAATATCAGACATGTTGTTGATATGAAAGGTATTATATAGTGGATTTGATAGACGCTGCTTCTCGAGAGATTCACGCTGGGTCATTATATTCCTGCTTGCACGGACATCAAATATATTCCTGCTTGCACGGATATCAAATGGAACATAGTTATGGGTTGGTATCTTGAAGTTAAAACTAGAGGCGATAGAAGTAGAGGCAATATTAACTGCATCTGCATAAATCTCCTCTACAATCTTCTTAATCTGACCCTGGCGAAGTTCCTCCTCCTTCTGAGACTTGAGTTCCTGCATCATGGCGCGACTAAACGGAGTAGGCTGATACATCTTTGGTGCTCAAAATGGTGAAGCCAGTCGTTTCAATTTTACTTGATATAGTATAATATCTCAAGTAAAAAAAGACAGAGACCAATTCAATAATAGTGAATTGTGGGTTGCTGTGTGGTCTCTTTATGGTTAAGCACCATGGGCTGATAATAATAGATGTTGCTGTGTGGTGCCTATTCCTGAATTATCAGGAATTCATGAATTGGAGGGCCTATTTCTAATTCTCAGGCACCATAAGACAGGAAGCAAATTATCATATTCACAGAAGAACGTGGGTGTTGCTGTGCGCTTCCTTATGATCCATATAGCAGGTTATAAGGCGATCAACTCTTATAACCAGTTCCAGGGGACAACTACATATAATAGTTGTTGCTGTGGGTCCCCTTATTGATCTTTATTAAGGAATATAAGGTCGATCACCTCTCATATTCCTATACAGGGAGCAATAACTTTATAAAGTGTGTTGCTGTGTGCTCCCTTGACTTCACACTAGCCAATCAGGCAGGCAGGTGAGTCAATTTTTTCAGGCCCCGTTAGCTGGCCTATTTACCTCTTAATCAGAGTGCTTTAGGTGAACCTCCTTTACAAAGTATTGGATCTTGTAGTCACAGAAGTTGGCAACCATGGTCCCACGAGCCTCCTTGGCCTTCTTAAGACAGTAGTCATCTTCCATCTTAGCCATATAATACTCAGGATCCACTGACTGCCACTGAGGATTTTCCTTGCGGAACTCGATATTCATGTCTCGAACCTTGTTTACCACGTGACCAAGAGCCTCCTCAAATGAAGTACATAAGACATCCCAGACGTAATCCTCGGTATCGTGGATAATATAGTAGGGCATTTTGATACGAAAAAAGGTATTTTATTTGGTTTTCAATTTTATTTGTCTTTTTATGAGACTAGGCATTAGCTGCGTAGTAGGCGCGGACCTTCTGGCGCACCAGCTCGTAGCGCTCGTCATAGAGCTGGATGCGAAGCGCCTCCTCAGGGGTCATCTCCACGACACCCTTCGTCTGAAGCACCTTGAACAGGCTCGGCGACCAGCCAGAGAGCATGACCACGCCAGGGGTCGTAGCAGTAGCGTGGAAGTCCTGGCACGTCGCCGCGATGTTCCAGATGACGATGGTGGGCATCTTGAGCCCCTGGCCCTCACCCCACATGTCCTCGCCGGCACGCTTGAAGGCCTCACGGATCACCTCGACATGCGTCTGCCATCCCGCAGTCTTGACCACATTACGGTAGGAGTTGCCAGTGTAGTAGTTGTGCTCGCTAGAACCGCACGCCTGGTCCCAAGCCATGTCCGTCAGGACAATGAGGTTCTCAGGCTCGTGGCCAGGCTTAACCCACATCGCCTTGCACTGCCCCAGGACGAGATCCATGGCCTTCTGGAAGTCCGTGGAGGTGCCCTGGCTCATTGAGTGGGGGTCAAAGGACTTCAGCTTGGCGATGAGGTCTGTGGTCTCAGGTAGCGTGTACATACGTGGCGTGGAGTCAAAGGTCAGGAAGGTGTTCTTGAACTCCTCCGTAGTGACCTCGGAGATCAGCAGGCCGAGGGCCATGCTGACCCAGTAGGGCGTGTCACCGTTCGTGCCAGAGGACTGCATTGAGCCACTGAAGTCGCACATGGCGATAGAGCGACCAAGGCCACCACCCTCCTTAGCCTTCTCAACCATGGCAGACCAGACACCGCGAAGGTGATCAAGCTCAGCCTCACGATCCGTATCATCCTGGTCGATCTCGTACTCTGAGTCACCCTCGTGGTACCACTTAGAAGAACGCTCAGCATGCTTAAGAAGCTTCACTGCCTTCTTAACGATCTCGTGAGGGAAGAGGGTGTCGGCACCCTTGGCCTTCACCTCACCCTTGGCCGTCTTCGAGAAGTGTTCCTGGAAGTGCTCGCGGCAGGCCATGCGCACGGGGTCGTCAGGGTGGCGCAGAACACCCTTAGGGGCAACCTGGCCCTTCATTGTAGTTCCCTTCTCGTTCAAGAAAGCCTTGACATACTTCTTGACGGCGCGCCCAGGGACAGAGCCAGGGACGATCTCCTCCCAGTCCTTGGCGCACATCTGAACCTCAACGGTCTGGAGGAACTTGTTGACTGCGGAGACACGCTTCCTATAGAGCTTCATGCGGCTGCCGTGCATCATGGTGCCATGCACAAGCTCACAGGCCATCTCGATCACATGGGGTTGACCCTCGCGAGGAAGCCACTTCGCTAAGAGGGAGACCTTGGGCTTCTTTGCCTGAGCAAATGGCTCCTCGCCACCCCAGCCTGCCACCTCGTTGGCCTGGGATGCCTTGTAGGCAGTGATAGCCGCCTCATCCTTGGCAAACTGCTGAGCCACAATCTGCCTGACACGAATGATGCAATCGATGGGAAGCTTGAAGAGGTCGTGCCAGCAGCCGTATTCAGGCACGAGATCGAGGAGGTTCAGCGTTACATCACGGGTCTTAGGATCCTTGAGGAGAGCCTCGAAGATGTGCTTCGAGGCGTCGCGTTCACCCTTGCCACCACGGATATCGCGGGTCTGGAAGGCGAGAACGATGAGCTGCTCGATTGCCTCTGACTTGCCTTCAGACAGCTCCGTGATACTCTTCACAGCGGCCTCCACCGTGGTCGGTGAAATGCCACGCGTGAGGAGCGCACTCAGTGAAACCATCTTCTCACCCGCACCATTGAACGCGTTCGCAGAGTAGACATCAGAGCCCTTTGCGCCAATCATTGTTGCCATCTTGTATACCAGTAAAAAAGGGGCTTGTATTCAATTTTTACCACAGCAAATTTTATCTTTTATTTTAGTTCTTATACGCTGACGGCTAGATTTACGCATATGCCGCCGCGAGATCCTTCTGGTCAGCCGTGCGGAGCCACGCGCGGACCTGGGACTCAGAGCAATGGAGCTGCTTGGCTGTGTAGGTAAGCCAGCGACTTGTGGCCTGCGCACGGCGCTCAGCAATAGGGAGGGAAGGGTACTCATCTGTCACCTCTGAAAGAAACGCGTGATACCAGTTCGTCCACTGGGCCCAGAACTTCCCCTGAGAAGGACCTGAACTAGACGTAACTACAGGCGCAGCCACAGGCACAGGCACAGCAGTCTGTGCGAGGCTGTAGCGAGTAAACGAAAGCGGACCGCGGAGGGCGAGGAGAGACTGGGCAGCAGCGGAAACAGATGCAGACTTCTGACCACGAGTGTAAACCATTTGGTGTATGATTTACTGATGGGCATGGCAGCAGTCAATTTTTAAGGTTGCCTCAGCCACTGGACCAATATGCTCATTTGGATCTTCAATAATCTGAATCCACCAGATATTCCCTCTATCACAAGTAACCCGAATAAACCGCTCACCCCTAGCAATCTCAGATTGAACTCCATTAAGCAGACGTCTACAAGTTTCTGATTCATCAGAAGGAATACAGATGGTATAGGCCTCTTTTAATGTCTCATAATGTTGCCATTTCAGTGTATTTGTTCCACCATTCAAGGCAACGTGTTGGACAACTCTATAGAAGACCATGGTGATACAAAAAATCAGGCAGGATATAGTATCAATTTTTATTGATTAATTGAAGAAGATGCATGGCTATCTTCATCAGTAGAATCATAATCAAAGCCAAACATATCAACTGCCTGGTTCCATGTTATCTTCTTCATAAGATATGGCTCTGGCTGATGAAGAGAGTTTGCGGTATTCTGCTCAAGATACTGTAGAAGGTTTCCTACACCATTAATCCTGCGAACAGACTTACAGTTCAAGTGAATAAGATCTTCCTGCTCATCCTCAGGAACATCCTCCAACTTGATAACATAGAAGATACGAGTGGCCTCGGGGCTAGCCTGTGTCTTAAGAACAAAGTAGACCATTATGTTAACTATTTAACACTTAAGTTACCGATCAATTTTACCAAGTAAAATTGACCAGTAGCCTACCAGTACCCCCTAGTACACCCAGATACAGAATGGACATGACAGATAGTCAGCTTATTCAGTCTGTAATAAGAATGGAAGAGCTTGTTTCAGCCCTCGCGCAAGATGTCAGTCGCCTTACCGCAGATATTGTTAAGAGCCAGCAGTCTAATACCGAGGCAGAGTTAATGGAGCGATTTATCCCGTGCTCTGATGAGGAGTGTGATAAGGTCATGCGGTTCCTGTTCAATCTTCAGAGCAGTGGAATCACTAATATGGTGGCAGTAGACGATTGTATCCAGAAGCGCTTTTGCTTTACGAAGGCAAAATCACAGGAGTATCTATTCTATTATATCGATAATTACATTGAGCTAAAAGAGCAGTATTCTAAGAGAAAGGATGATAGCGTAGATACATCAAGTGTATCTACAAATGGTACTAAGAAGCGTAAGGGCCCTAAGCCGTATGCAGAGATGACACCTGAAGAGCTTGCTGAGGCGAAGGGGAAGGCGCAAGCACGGTCTAAGTCGAAGACAGAGAAAGTAGAAGAGCCCGTATCGTCCCTGGAAGCCCCTGTAGTTGCTCGCAAGCGAACGGTTATTCGGCTAAAAAAGGCTGAGGCTCCAGGGCAGGAGTCGCAAGAGCCAAAGCCTAAGGGTGTTCTTATATGGAACGCCTTTATTAATACAGTAAGGGCTGAGATGATGCAGGGCACTGAAGAGGAGCCCTCTTACAATGAAGTTATGAAGAAGGCCCAGGAATTGAAGGAGGCTGACCCAATTTCATATAAACTGTTTAGTGATAACTGGGCTGTCTAAGTTAAATCATTTAGAAGAGTTGTAGCAGTTCTATAAAGTTCGGTATTTTGAAACGGAACAGAGTACCACCCTGGATTTAAGGCAGCCCTTAGAGCAACTGGATTACGTGATTCAATGGCAGAAGAGAGTTGCGTTAAGGCATCTTTTACCAGGGCTTCGTCACGTTTTTCCATTGATAGTCGATGATCTAATCTTTTTTTAAGAATGGTAAGCAATTCGGAGCAATGTGGTGAAACTGCGAGAGAAATAATTTCCGTTAGAATATCTATTTGCTTCTGGCAATCCTGGCCAAGATGATTCATAAGTTCAGTTTCAATCTTAAAAGATTCATCTGTGTCTTCATTTTTAGAAGATTTTAAGCTGAGAAAGTTTTCTAAGATAGGTCCAATGCTGACAATTGATCCTCCACCAGCCATAGATCTATAGTAAGGTACTAGCTTCATGCTACGCCATGAATTCCAGAAGTTAGTCGAGCCTTCACGTCTAGCATTATCTTGTTCCCTAAGCAAAACCCAACCCTCATAATCAATCGCAATTGCCTGAAGAGTAGAGAGTGTAAAAGTGAAACTATGTCCGCTGTGGTTATCTGAAGCCATGGCACTAAATACCGTCTTAGGAATATGGTCATATTCACCAAGTGTCCTACAGGTATCTTCAAGTAAACGCTCCTGTTCTACATACAACCAGGCGTCAACCATATCTGAACAAGCATTATTAACTCCGTTTATAGCATTCTGAATATAGGTCCTTTCATGAATATCTAATATACATGAAATATCGTATGGGCGATGAAACATACTCTATAAAAAATATTATATATTACTCAATTTTTCTACCTCTTGTTCTTCTTTTTCTTTGTGTAAGAAACAAGCGTCCAACCCGCATTGTTTCCATCCCAAATATCAGGCCCACTCTTAGCATTACGTGTCTCAAGAGCTTGGTGAGGGGGCATCTTCTTCGACCTCGTGTTATCCATATTTAGAGGCGAATTCGTCTTGTCCATACCTTTCTATTATCTAGCGAGTTTGTCAATTTTTATAGCTAACCATGGCGCCTAAGTGTATCCAGATACTGGCGTTTAGAGATTTTACCTTGTAGAGACAGGATCGAGCGACTACCAATTAACATATCAGGTGTATAGCTACTTGGCATGAAGAGTTTCGTATACGTGATTGGATCTGTATTAAGAAATACATCTACGGACATCTGAGCCCTGTTTGCAAGAAGTTCGATTGCCTTCCCGTGATTAATACGTCCCTCCAGGGGGGCATGTTCTGCTCGCGCTAAGGCTTTTACGAAATTAACTGCTCTTGGAGAAGGCCAGAAGTCATGTGTATAATTAAACGAATAACGTTTGTCTCGAGGAGTAGAGAGGGGTTCAAGAGTATCAATAGGATTAGAAGGGGGTTCTGATTTCTCGGAGATTTCAGGAACTGTCTCAGAAGAATTAAGAAGATCCGTGGAAGAATTAATTTCAATAGAGAAAGTTGAAGTGTCTGTAAAAGAAGATGAGGACTCGATGAAATAGACAATACTAACGGTTGTAACAAGGATGAGGGTAAGGATAGCATGTACTTCAAGGTTAGTGAACATCGAGTATAGTTAATGACTCGATATTTAATAAATCAATTTTTGACAAAAAAATACCGACGGCGGGGCTCGAACCCGCGACCCTGTGGTGAACTCTTTTGAAGTTAAAAGCCACATGCTCTACCAACTGAGCTACGCCGATTAATTACCCTAAGTGGGGATCGAACCCACAATCTTCAGCTTACATTGTATTTCTACGAAATAGAAGGCTGACGCGTTATCCATTGCGCTACTAGGGCATAAAACATTAACAGTGATAGCAGGACTTGAACCTGCGCAGGAGAACCTAACAGATTTCTAGTCTGTCGCCTTCTAAAGCCAGGACCCAAAGGACCCCAGTAACCACTCGGCCATATCACTTCACAACTAACATACGTGGCGAGGGCCCACTCAATTTTTGTGGCGCCCCATTTTTTATCTTAGATCACAGTGCTAAGAGGATGGCAGTTGATATTTGATGGCATATCCTCCTCGGGGTTCATAACTACCTTCTGCCAGATTCCAGCACTCTTCTCAATCCAGACACCAGGAGGCAAAGTGACCTGCTTTGGGCCCGCCTTCATGATTGTCTTAATTAGATGCATGCGAAGGGTCGACTGGATCTTTGTGGCAGCCATGTGCTTCACCTGAGTGCGTGAGAGGCCGATGACAGACTTAATAAACTTCTCACGCTTCAGGGCGTCGGCGAGCGCCTTCTTAGCATCATCCATCTGAGACTTGGCCTGGTCGGCATCAAATTTGTTATCAAGAAGGTCAGCATAAAGCAAGCGATCCTGGTAACCGCGCCAGCACGCCTTAATCAAATTAGCAGCGTAGAGCTGGACCTCCTCAATCGGGTTGAGGAACTTGTATTTGTCAAAGCGCTGCCGCGCGCGCTCCTGTGCTGCGAGCTCGTCAAGCGTAGGCTCGTCATCCTCGTCGTCGGTCATCATGTCATCCTCATCCTCCTCATCTTCATCGACAGGCTCAGGCATCTTCTCGAACTCGTTGGCCTCGTGCCTACAAATTGGGCAGTTCGCGTGCACACCCTGGTAATTCTGCTTGTCAAACCATGTGGTCAGACAGGAGAAGTGAAAGGGGTGGGAGCAGGAAAGCTCGACCTTGCCCGTAGCAGATGTGATTTCATTGTAGCAGATAGAGCACTCCATTTTGTATGCTATCTGGTGATGCGATTGTTTGACTGAAGTTTTATTTCAATTTTATACAAGGGCAACACGTAACAGAAACCTCTTGGACCTGAATTAGTTTCTTAAACTTCTTAAATTTCTCAAGTTCACCAAGGATTTCACTAGGTGCTATCAGAACTTCCTGTTTCTTATAGCGTTCAAGGCGGCTCTGAATACAATTACAAGTATCCCAGTGTTTAATATTTGTACTCTTAAGAACAGTATGGATACGCTCGTATTCCTTATATATATACTCTTTAAAAACAAAAAGAACTTCGTCTAGGTCATCATAGTCGTCTATATGAACTAGATGTGCGTAGACACCTATTAGAATTCTAAATGAGGCAGCTTCAAGCTGTTCGTCTAACAACTTAATACCCTTTCCCCGAATAACGTGTCTCATATTCTATTTTATGAACGAGCCTTTAATTCTTCCTGATACAAGGCAACCCACTCTTTAGGAGCCTTGTTCATGTGTGTTATAAGGTCATCTATCGAAATAGAAGACTTCATAGAGTTCCATCTCTCCCTATCACATATGTGACAAAGCCCCGAGTAGAGCTTCACTGGATCCTGTTGGTCGTCCTTAAAACAAGGGTAACAGATTTGCTCTAGAATACAGTATTTATAGATAGCTGCCATTTGTTCCATGCTACTTTAGTGGAAACTCGCGATGTCAATTTTTGTTAGAAGAATGGTTTATGCCTATTCTTATCAAGTTCCTTTCCCTTTCTAATAACCTCGTCAACTCTCCTTGCGTGCCGATTATCTCTTTCTTCGGCATAATGTATCATAGTATAGGCTGGCCCTAGATGACCCTTTGGAGTTACCCTAGGAGGCCTAGTTAACTTACAAAGTTCTTCAAAAGACATATCAGGCAACGATTGAGGGTCCTCCTTTCGCTGTTCCTCCAAAGGCAGTGGCTTGTTATTCAAGCCATCCATATAGGATTGAATTAAGATACAGCTTCGCTCAATATCGTCCATGTCTATTATCGGGTTCTTTTCTCGACAGTCTTTAATGCGCTGACACAGCTCACCAAAGAGTGTTTCTAGAATTTCGTCCATCTGCTATTGCTATAAAAAATGGAACCCTGTATTTCATTTTTTAGTGTTCTAGGCGCAATCAGAGCAGACGGGCTGACCAGTGCCCTCGAAGTCTGGCATCAGTTCATTGCAGTGATAACAATGCTCCTCAATCTTAGAACCGATATTCTGAACAGCCTCCCTGAGAACATCAATGTCCACGTTTGCCCAGTCCTCGAGGGCGTGTGCGAAGTCGTTGATTACCTTGGTCCTGTAGTAAGCGGGGATACACATAACTGAGCGACCTACGTAGAGAAAGAGATCCTTGATTGAGGCACTAAAGTGAAGACCCAGGTGCTCCTTGAGAAGAAGGCAAGCAGCCTTCTTATCCCAATTGTGAAGAGGTGGATTGAGCATATACTCGTCGAGTTGCTCGTCAAGCAACTTCTTCAAGTTATACTCTGCCAGCCTGAGCTCCTCCAAAATCTGGTGGAACAACTGTGACCAATAATACTTATCCTCCTTATCATACTGGAGGCCAATGGGCTCCTTCTGCTCGTGCTCATCCATCTCGGCCTTCAAGTCGCAGTAGACCTGGGTTGCGAAATCAAGCTGAGACATGGTAATAGTACTGGAAAAAGGTGGGTTTGTGTGTGTCAATTTTTTTAAGCATGAGCCTTCGCACGGAGCCGCTTACGCATTGCCTTCTTCTCAAGAAAGGCCTGAAGGCCTAACTCCTTCTCTGCGAGTTTCTCGGGACTCAGTATCTTCTTCACCTTCTGAGCCTTCGCCTTGGCCTGGGCCTTGCGATCCTCTACAAAGGCAGAGAACTTGTTCTTGTTCGCCTTAATAGTCTGCTCGCGGTTGTTCATTTTTGCTTCTTTCGATAGTTATCAAAGGGAATCAAATGGAAATCAATTTTTTACAATAGCGTCTTAAGAGTGGCAGCCACAGACTGGATAATCGCAGGAGGTACCGCGTTACCAACCTGTGTTACCTGGTCCTTCTTAGTTCCTGTCAAAATGAACTTAGAAGGGAACCCCTGGACCTGCTTGAGTTCATCGGGTAGAAGAGTGCGACAATAGGCAAGACCACTCGGCTTTCTAAGACCCACTAGCAATCTCGGCTGATGGTCATATGTACAGATAATCGTCTTACAGGGTCTGTTCACATCTACAATTTCAGAGTGAATAGGGCTTACACGCTTCGAACAACTCAAGAGGTCCTGGTTTGACTTTAAGACAACGTAGGGATGAGGAGTTCCAGTTGGTGGGGTAGCCTCGTCAATAGGTAGGGCGAAATCCGAGAAATCATCTGGAACAGCAGGCTCTGGAATAAGATGGGCTCCCTCCATAGAATTTGAGACAAAGGTAGCCAAGGTAGTTCTAGGAAGCGTCTGACCATGGGCTGCCACAGATGCCCAGAAGTTCTCTGGGACAACGGGCTTTGCGTTCGTGCGCCAGGTATCCCAGCCAACCAGGATAACACGCTTTCTCTTCTGAGGAACACCAAAGTCAGTAGCCTCCACCTGTTGGTAATACATCTGATATCCTGCGTCCTTGAATTCATTACAGATTACATCTAAGACAAGTGGATCCGTTTCATTTGGCCCCGTCTTCATCGTCTGAATTCCAGTTACATTCTCGCCAATAACGAACTGGGGTCTGACTGCCTTGGCTACACGAAGAAACTGTCTGAACATCTGATTTCTAGGATCGGCTGCATCTTTCTTACCCGCCTTTGAGAATCCCTGGCAAGGAAAACCTGCGAAGACAATATGAACCTTTCCCTTGTAAGGAGTAAAGACAGTATCAGGAACCTTTGTTATATCTGAGTTCACGCCATCCTTCAAGAGAACTGATTCAGGGAAATTCGCAAGGTGGGTATCTATGGCGAATTTCTTGAATTCATTGAAGGCCACGACCTTGAAACCAGCCTGTTCTAGACCAAGGGTATCTCCACCACATCCTGAAAATAGGGAAATCGCTTGAAGTGGTTGGGACATTTCTATACACCGGGTGCAGTATAAAGTGCAGTCAAATTTTGGACCATCTTAAAAAAGAGATTTCGACCCGCTTGTCTTTATTACTTGAGATCTACACGAAGGCAACTGAACCCAGCACCCTTCCCCCAGCGAAGAATACCACCAAATGTAAAGTCATCTGAACACTTGAACTCAAAGAGGATATCCTTTGCCTTCGTAATGAGAACGTCATTAATAGTGCCAATGGTAAACTTAGGGCTCCATGCGAGATTGAAGTTTCCATCGTCGAGGCTACCACAGATGGTGAGCCAGTAATCCTTCTGCTCAAGGGCCTGATTAGCAATAGGGAGCACCTCCTTGATAAGCTGTTGCTTAACCTCCTGTGTAACCTCAAGAGCCTCAATAACGGGCTCACGCTCATCGAGAAGAGATGAACGGTGTCCACGTATGGCGCGGACCTTCTGCTTAAGCTCGTTTCCAAAGTCAGAACGGGGGTCAGCCTGAACACAGCAATCCTGCTTGAACCAGTCCTCAAAAGATGGCGTAGGGGCTACGATGCCAAACTCAGTCTTGAGGGAACCAGATGCGATGTGGATATCGTAGTGCTTCTTCGCATAGTCCTTAGCGATAGAATACTTGTCACATCCACCATTGTGGAACTGAACTCCAGCAGTCCATGGCTTCTCGTCAGCCTTGATTGCGCGGAAAGTCTTAGAACCCTTGTGCTCAACGTGCTTCCAGGCCTCTTCTCCTGTCTTAGAGCGAACTAGAATGTCAAAGTCATAATGGGTGCCACGACTAGAACCCTGGCGATCCCTGGCATCAAGAATTTCACAGTCAAACTTCTCCTTGAAGGTAGCCAGGAAGCGTTGACCAGTTTGGTTCTTAGTGTGAATGGCGGCGATGATAAAATTAATATCCTCTGTTTCATTTGCGGCGGCAGTCTCCTTGGTGCGTGTAGACATTTTCAGACACTTGTATGTGAAAAAATGTATACTTATATGCGTCAATTTTTAATGGTTAGCGGCGACGACCACAGAGGCAGGCCCAGCAGTCAGCGAAGTCATTGTCCTCCTCTGCCTCTTCCTCATCAACTGGCTGAAGGGGCTTCTCTTCCTCATCATTGTCATCCTCATCCTCGTCAGCCTCGTCCTCCTCTTCCTCCTCTTCGTCGTCGTCATCTTCCTCCTCAGACACCTCAAGATCGGCCTGGATTTCCTCAGCTACCTCAGCCGCCGCCACCGCTTTCTCAGCCCTCTTAGCGATTCTCTCAGCGAGAAGGTCCTTCATATTCTCACTCTCGTCAAGGATATTGCGAACTCTTCTTGAAATCTGACTCATTCTATCAAGGAACTCGACGTCCATTTCTATACTAGTACGTGAAAACATGTAGCATTCAACTTTTTCGGCAAGTCAGTTAGCTCGATAGCCGGGTTAATCCATAGCAAGAGGAGACGCAGGCAAAGATGGTAAACTAGAGATAGCATCAAATGGATCTACAAGACCCATCTCGCAAGCATCATAGTAAAGACACCCCCCATAGTCCATGTGGGCCAGCTGGTTTGGCTGGTTCTCCTTACAGCCCCAGCACAAGACATAATTTTTCTGTCCCTCAACAGGTTCCTCAACGTCTAGCATAGTCTCCCACTGGGTGACCGTCAAGATAGAATTGCCAACCGGTGCCTGTTCAGTAATAGGAACAAGAGGTGCCCACATGGCATGGAAGCTACTATGACATGTATCACAGTTCTTCTTCAGACTGTCAGGTGTAGGCTCCAGGGTCTTGAGCCATTCCTTACGAGCCTTCCATAACCTAGAAGCCTTTCTGCGAGCCTGAGCATATTTCAGGGTAGGCCAGACATGCCAGACGGACTTGAGGTATGTTGTGAAATCGGGTGCTTCCTGGTTCTGAATGAATATCTTCTCGTGTTCTGTGAGTGCCATAGTGTGATACTGGGGTTAGGCGGCAGTAAAAAATCAATTTTACCCTTTTGTCTTTTGTTTACATGTTTTACTAGTGAGAATCCTAATAGACATAGACCTCACCGCACAGAGGAAGGGACATGCGCCAGGAAACCTCGCTGTCAAATGTCCGCTTTGTCAGATAGCGCTTATTGCCAACGTAGTAGCAGTCACCACCACCCTCCGTAATAGCCTTGACCTGGTAGACGCCATCCTTAGTCACAATGGCTAGGCGGTAGGTCTCGGCATCGTCAGATGATATCCACTTAAGCGTCGTGCCAATCGAGCGCGTCGGCAAGAACTTTAGCCAGCTCTGAGTCTCCAACTCTGCCGAGCGACGACCCAGTTCAGCCCAACTCTCGTTCACCTGAAGCTCGTTCAGGGGGATAAGAGGGGGGAGGTCATCGAACTCGTGCTCCTCGATTGTATTAGTGGGCGCAATAGGAATAAACTCCTCCTGCTCGTCACCGTTCGCCAGGATCAGCCAGTCTGCGAGCCACATCTGCTCCCAGTGGTCATGCCCCCAGACCTTGGTAACAAGGGAATTGCCCTGGGTCAGAACCGTGCAGCACTCCGTGCCATTCGCATAAGATAGCTTGGTGCCAGGGATGTAAGTGCTCATTCTGTGTGTATACAAAATACGGGCCAAGCCCGTTTCAATTTTTTTGATTTTAGTTTTACTCTGTGAGGTAGAGGTTGCGCATTGTGTCACTGTGGTTCTTCCAGTACTCTGCGCGCTTGACAGGTGGTGCCGCGTTACAGATTTCCAGGATGCGCTTCTTGGAAGCCATTACTATATCTGCAACATCGCGAAACAGACAGTATGCCTCGTGCTCCTCCTTTTCCTGGATAGCTATCAAGAACTCGCGAGAGGCGCGCTTGAACTGGTCAGTCTCCGCTTCATTGTAAACACCATCGTCGCGGAGGTTACAGAAGGTTCGCCGTTTGTCCTCCAGCTCCATCGTAAGCCAGAGGGACGTCTCGCTTCGTTCCTTCACGCTAAGGTAGTTTTTCGGCAACTTGCTCTTCACCTCAATGACCTGCTGGGTGATATCAATCTCAGCCGCATACATATTCACCAGGTCCATGTTTTTCGCTTTTGTCGCGGCTTTGAGCTTGGCCATAAAGAAGTCAATCCGTGTCTGGTCATAGACGGTGTGCTTGTCGTGAACAATACTGTCAATTTGCATCTTTGCTTGGGGTACTAAAAAATAGGGTTTTCACCCCGTTCAATTTTGTTACCGGTATTGGTGACTGTGTTGGCGCATAATGTCGCGCATCTCGTCGCCGTGGTCGCCACCACACTCTGACTCCATTGAGCCACAGAAGGTACACACGCTGTCAGGCGGGTATTCGTCCTTCTCGTGATAATGCTGCTCGGCATCATTGATGACCTTGCGAAGCGCAAGAGCCTCCTCCTTGTCCTGGAGCCTGATGAAGCAGGCCGCACCCACGTCATAGGGTTTCGCGTGGATGTAGTAGAGATTGCCCTCAGCGTCGGCGGCGCCTTTAATCTGCACGCGCTCCCATGAGTTTAACTCATTCTCGCGGCACGCGCACACCGAGAGCTTGTGATCACCAAAGGTGTGCTTCTCCTCCTTGATGGTGCCCGTGGCGTCAGGGCGGAAGAGCGTGACCGTGTAGCCGATACCGTCAAAGGAGACACTGGGCGAAGACATCTTGGATTACTTGGATTACTTCTTGGGGGGGGTACTAAAAAAGAGGCTAGTGGTGATTTCAATTTTTTCCAGCTTAGTCAGACAGCATACGAGAGACCTGCTCAAGAGTTAGGCCCGACTCCTTGAACCTCTGCTTCAAGAGTGCCATGACCATCGACTGGCGCTTGGCCTCAATGGCCTCCGTGGAGATACCAAAGGTATCCTTGATGTAAGAGGCTGAGTTGTAGACAGGAATGCCATTAGCCTCTAGGAAGTTATATTTGGACATCTTAGCGTCGGCAGCGTCATACTCATCCTTGAGAACCGCGTAGACCACTGAGAACCCAGGATAGGCAAGCTCGATGGCCTTCTTGTAACTCGAATACTCAGAGAGAAGCGAGTCAGCACTCTCAGTGTTATTGAACGACTTGCCCTTGGAGTTGAAGGCGAAGATCTTCTTGTCTCCATCATGCTTACAGAAGATATCGACCTTGTGGGTCTTGCGGGCCCCCTTGGCTGCCTGAAGATTAAGGGTAATAGGCTTTCCATGAGAGACCTCTGAGAAGCGAGCTGTGTCTCGGATGACCTGAAAGAGCAGATCCTCCCAGATGTTCCCCTCGCAGATCTTGGTTCCGTGAACGACGCGGCCTAGGCTCTGAAGTGCAGCGTAAGACATTCTTGGCAGGTTGTTATACTAAAAAAATAGGATAGTTGGTCACCTTCAATTTTTGTTTCAGTCGAAGAAGTGCGTGACGTCCTTCTTGATGTTGTGGCCGGTGCCGGTTGTCAGCTCAATCTTGAACGGACGGGGGAAGCCACAGCAGGGGTAGGACCTGCCGTCGTCGGCAAAATAGTAGATGACTGGCTCTCGGTCAAAGTTGGCGTAATCAACCTCAACCTTGTAGTAAAGAGCCCGTGCGTGGTCTGTCACGTGAAAGAGCCCAAAAGGAAAGCGCACAGTGAGCTCCTTGAGCTTGAGCGCGTCCGTCTTGGCTTCTGGGGAGAGTCGCTTGGAAAGCTTTGCCTCCACGTGCTTCAGGGGCTCCAGGCGAAGCCAGAGGTCGCGCTCCTCTGCCGTGTCGAAGGTCATCGTGGAGAACTTGCGCATCTTGTTTGGTTTCTTGTTCGACTTGGGTTGCTTCTTGGGGGGTACTAAAAAATAGCGTGGCCTCCTATTCAATTTTATTCAACTTGCGAACGCGCTCTGGTGGCCCACCTGCGAGACGTGGCGAATGAAGGGCACCTCCGAAATGAGAGCAAGCACCTCACGGCCCTCGGCGCGGAGCTCGTCAGCCTGCTCGATCGATATGTGCTCGTAGAGCTCCATGTCCTCATCAATCCACTGAGTGATGTTCTCAAGGAAGTTCTCCTTGCGACCCGTGGTGTACATGAGGACGATGTGGTTCTTGGGGTCCTTGAACCACGCGAAGAGTTTCTTGAGTAGCCTGAATGCCTTCAGCGCGTTGGGCGCCGCGAAGCCATTCTCGAGTCGGCCGAGGCTGAAGAGGAGCGCTGGCGCAACGGAGTGGTAGGAGGCGTGAGAGATCTTGAACTGGTGCTTGATGGCGTAGTCCTTAGGGAACTTCTTGTATACGCGCTCATCCTTCTTGAGGACCTCGTTCCACTGCAGGCGTGAGAGGGGGTCGAGGAAGCGGTTGATCTCCCACTGGAGCATGTCCTGGGGGAGGGCGGTGAAGACAGACATCTTGCTTGCTCTTATCGGTGCTTACTAAGCGGTGAGCTGACCGAACCAATTTTTGCGTACTTGACGACCCTCTGGGTCCAGACACTGGAAGAGGGATGCACTCTCATTGTTTCACCCTTAAGAACCCATCCGTCCTCCTGGTGCTTCTTAATCAGATCAACCAGCGACTTCTCTGGCGTTGAGAAAGGTGTGGGGAGTTCTCCAATCAGAACCTTCCAGCCTATTACCTTGGACATCTTGTACGTGAAAAAAGTTGGCTCGCCACCACTCAACTTTTTACTGTTATAAAGCCCTGTATACCCTTGGGTTGCTAGCCCGTGACGTATGCCCCTACCGCGCATATGTCGCTCATCTCCTCCGGAATGCCCAGGCCCTATTGCTAAGACCAGACCCACCTAGACTTACGTCCAAGTGCTGATTCACCCCTCACGCGGTTGAGACGTCGCACCAACAGAGACTGTGCTCTGCCGGTCAGATCAGATTATCCACTGTCACAATGACTAGGAATGTCTGTCCTAGGCTCGTCAAGCTTGGCCAGAGGATGCCTCCTCCAACTCCGAATGACATATCGCCCTAATAGCTCAGATGAGAGAAGTTAAGACTACTCTCATCTGATTGTGTGGCCCCGCCCCTCCTACGCGGGAACCTGTCGCTACCTTGAGTAGCGTCCATTTCCTAGTGGCTCAGCCACCTTGCACTTACCATACCAGTGAGCTCTGCTTTCAATTTTTTCAAGTCGGCTAAATGAGAATCAGAGTGAAGAACCAGAGTAAGTTAATGGTCTGGTTCTTCACTCTGGTTGTATTCTTGGAGCCATGTAAGCGTTGGCGTACATGAAAAAGAGTAGCGCTTACGGTCGCTTGCTCTTTCCCGTCTTTTATTGGTTTTAGGGGTTTATTCTTTTTTATTTGGTTTTGGTTTTTAGAACTCGGGCTCATCGGCGAGCACCGCCTTGCTCCCGTCGACCTTGCCGTTGGCGAGCAGGATGCCCGCGTAGGCGCCCTTCTCGCCGTCGGCGTCCTTGAGCCAGAGCCAGTTGCCCTCGTTCCAGACGCCATCGCCCTCCTCATCAAGGTGGCCGATGCGCAGGTAGGACACGCCCTTGGGGCTGGTCCACGAGATGAGCGCGTCGTCGGCGGCGTCAACCGAGACGACGTCCTTGTCCTCCTCAACAGAGACACCCTCCTCCTCGACGACCGCGTCGTCGACCACCGCGGGCTCGGCGACGACGACGGGCGCGGACTTGGCGGCCTTAGTCGCAGCGCGCTTGACGGCTGCGGCCTTCTTGGCCTCCTCCGTCATGGGCTTGCGCCCCTTCTTGGGCTTGGCCTCTGACGCCTCGCTGGCCACTGCGCTCTCGGCCATGGACGCGTCGTCGGCCACCGAAGCCGCGCGCGAGCCCTTGGGGTGGTCGAGCTCGTGCTTGGCCTTGAAGGCGAGCCACTCCTCCTCGTGGGCCTTCTTGTAGTCCTTGAGCCACGAGAGGTGCGCGCCCACCTTCGCCATCTTCTCGGGCACCGGGTCGCCCGCGTTGGCGCGGCCGAGCTTCACGGCGTCCTGGTCGGCCGTGTAGAGGACCTTTCCCGCCTTGCAGTCCTCGATGCGCTTGGCGATGTAGGCCTCGATGTCCGCCTTGTGCTCCTCCTTCTTGAGCACCGTCCACTCAGACCAGGCGGTGGTCTGGCCCGCGTTGGCGCGGGGCTTCTTGTCGGCCTTCTCGGCCTTGGTCTTGGACGTCTTGGACTGGCTGGCCACGGCCCCCTCGCCCAGCTGGGCGCCGATGCTCGTGCAGATGGCCTGGAGGCGGGTGTAGTCGGCACGAGAGATCTGGATCATGTCGGTCATTCTGGCGTGTGTCGTGTGTAGGCTTGTCGTGTGTAGTCGTGTGTCGGGGTGCTGGCCAAACCAGGCCCCTTCCGAATCAATTTTTTCGAGCCTCTGGGACCCCCCCCAAAAAATCAATTTCAGAGGGGCTACTCTGGCAAATTGACTGGGCCAGAGGGCCCTAGAGGCCATTCAATTTCGGCCTAAAATTGCTCTGTTTCAATTCAATTTTAAGAGAAAATTGAATAGGGGTCAGTCAATTTTAAGAGGAAATTGAATTGCTCTGGAATCAATTTTCGGCCGAAATTAAGGCCTCTGGAAATTGAATTGAATCCAGAGACATGCTCTGGCCCCAAAAATTGATTCCAGAGGCCGAAAAAGGCCGAAAAAATTGAATCCAGATGTGCCTAGATGTATAGGCACCACGAACGACAAGCAAGACAACGACACACGACACACGACACACGACTTTACACGACAAACGACGACCATGGTCTACGACAACCGCATCAACACGACGTTCAAGAGCTGGGACCCCGAGAGCGCGGAGGACCTGGACAACGGGCCCTGCGGGCGCGGGTGCCACCCGCAGGCGTGCCTCGACGAGTTCAACGGCTACACGGTGTGGCAGTGCTCGCACGGGAGCTGGTTCGTGAAGCAGGAGTGCGGGGACGTCTCGCCCTACATGAGCCACCACCACAGCGTCTGCCCCGGCGAGTGCTCGCAGCACCCGCTCCTCACGGGCGCCGTGCTCGAGATGACGCAGCGCATGCGCGCGTCGGGCCCCTCGTGCACCACGTGGGGCGACATGCAGTGGGAGGACGAGAACGCCGAGCGCGCGCGCGAGACGCCGACGCAGACGGCCTCGCGCCTCGCCGCGGAGGCGGAGCACGAGCGCAAGGGCAAGGCGGCGGTGGTGAACTACCTCGTCCACCGCAAGGAGGAGAAGTGGACGAAGGGCGGCGAGATGAAGTTCCGCGTGCCGCGCCCCTGTAAGTATGCGACGCTCTACGCGAACCGCACGTGCTCGGACTGCGGCGCGAAGGTGCCCGAGGGCGCGACGGTGTGCAAGGCGATGAAGGGCCACCGCGTCTGCGACCAGGAGTTCGCGGGGTGCTGGAACCACGAGCAGACGCACACGTGCATCTACGTCCACCCCGACGAGCCGCAGTGGGCCGACGCCTGCTCTGGTGCGCTCTGCTACGACCGCCAGGCGCAGGTCTTCCACATGCGCGGGCAGGAGCCGCCGCAGGTCAACCGCTTCGTCGCGGCCGCGCGCCAGGAGGGCGTGCGCATGCGCCAGGACGACCGGCGCCCGTCGCGCCACGAGGAGCGCCCGCGCTACGGTGGCGGCGGCGCGGCGGGAGGGCGCTCGGTCCAGGACGGGTGGGAGCAGACGGGCGGCCGCGCGCGGCGCGGGTAGGGAGGGGGTCAGCGGCGTCTGACGGGACCAGTGGCATCTGGTGGGGGATAAAAACTAAACCAAACAAAAACGGGGGAGAGTAAGCGACGGTAAGCGCTGCTCTTTTTCCAGTACTCGAGATGTTCTGGTTTCTCCTAGAGCGCTCTCGATTCAATTTTTCGGAGGCCCGATTGGCGCTCGAAAAAATTGAATGCGGGACGCCATGGTATGGGAGGCACCCGAGCTAGCAGGAGCAAGGGCGGGCGTGGGGGTAAGAGGCTATGGAGACCCGCTGAGTTTCGCCCAGGAGACCACGACGGGTGTGCGCGGAGGTAGGAGCGGCATCTAAACTGAGAGGACGTGCCATGTTAGCGATAAGCGGTTGGGTACGACTGGTGTGTGCGATTATGAAGAAGGTGGGGCACACATCCATTCAGTGTTTGAGGGCACTGGATGCGGCTACTAAGTAGCACAAAGCAATCTCACGGGCGTAGCAATAAGCGGACGGCTACGACGAAGTGTTGCGGGGGGGGCAACGCTAGAATGAACCAAAAACAAGAGGCCATTGGCTTCTTGTTTTTTGTCTTTTACTCACTCCCACCCCCACTCATCGGATATCTTCACCAGCCCGAAGTCAGAGAGCTCAGTGCCAGAGCCAGTCTCCAGATCGTATAGGTAGAAGACCTCGTCTTGCTTGACGATGAACTGGATCTCGAGAGAGCCCTTATCCGACTGGTTGAAATTGACCACTGCGCCATAGGGTTGCTTCTTGTAGTCAAGGTAGCGGACGAGTTGCCAGTGGTGCTCAGGAGCAATAGGCTTAGAGACAGCCTTGAGCTCGAAGATGAAGGGGAGATAGCTCAGAAGGGCAACGTCGAGGCGCTGAGAGTGACCGCCACCCACGGGGCGTCCCTTATACAGAATAGGCATGGTCTCCTCTGAAACGTAGCGGATGCCGGCCTCCTGGAGTTCGAAGCAGAGGGCCTGCTGATAGACACCCTCTACATGGCCCTTTCCCAGACCACCAGCTACCTCCTTACAGAGCTCAACAAGACGGCCGAACTTCTTCGTGACGTCTTCCGTGAGAATGATGGGGGTGGAGGTTTCCTCTTGGACACTCTGAGGCGGTGAGGCGTAGGTAGGGTTCTTACACTTGGGCTTGGTGTGACCCTCTTGTTTACAGTTGGAACAGACCATTTTGTTCTCACTTGGTGATGTGAGTAAGCAACGGCTAGTTCAAGTCAATTTTCACCAGTTTGAATTGAATCAGAGCCAGGCCTGTTCTTATTACTCTGGCTGTCCTCAATTCAATTTTTCCAGAGGTCAATTTGCCTCTGAAAAAATTGAATACGGTGCTCACAGGTATAGTGAGCACCCCCCGACACAGCAATCAACACACGACACACGACTTACAAGATGCCCAAGAAGACGAACATGTCCAAGCGCGTAGCCGTCGAGAACAAGAACAAGAAGGTGCTAGCGGGCGCGATGAACGGTGCCGAGGCGATTTTCGGTAAGGTGGTGAAGGCCCTGGGCAACTGCGCGTTCCAGGTGACCATTCAGGACCCCACGTCCAAGGTGTCGCGTGCCAAGACGGTGCAGGGTCTGATCCGCGGCTCCTTCAAGGGCGGAGCAAAGTCCGAAACCTTCCTGGCCGCCGGCATGTTCGTGATCCTGGCGCCCGCAGAGGAGCGCGCCCTGAGCCACGAGATCGTAGCCGTCGTCAACAAGAAGAAGGACCTGAAGGGGCTGATGGACGAGAAGCTGTTGCCCGAGTGCCTGATGGAGGGCGAGCGCGGCGTCGGCGACGACCTGTTTGACTACACAGGCGTTGAGGAGGAGGACGACGGCCTCACGAAGGAGGAGCGCAAGTCCCGTGAGCGCATCATGGCCGCGCAGGCAACAAAGAGCAACGTGATCGAGGGCGACGAGATCGACGTCGACGCGCTCTAAATAAACCAAATAAAAACGGGACTAGACCTACTCTTTTTCCAGTACAACTAAAATTGATAGAATAGAATTACCAGAGTATTACTATGGAGCAAGAGGCCCCCTCTGTTAATCTGGAGAAACCAAGTAACCCATACGAATACGATCACAGAGTTGAGACTTGTCCTTGTGGTATCTGCTGGCTCTCAAGATACCATAAGGCCACCTGGAAAAATTGAAAATAGAGTGGCCCGGTTTTTCCAGTACTAACCAAGACAATCAAGATGCTCATTTTCACCAAGACCGACAAGAACACCGTTATCACGGGCAAGACGTTCTACGCCAAGGAGGCTATCAAGGCCGCGGGTGGCAAGTGGGACCCTACTACGAACCGCTGGATCATCTCTGGCGATGTAAACCTCTGGGTTCTGAAGGGCATTGAGGAGGCTGCCAAGGACTCCCTTAAGAAGGAGAAGGACGACGCGGCGCAGGCGGCAGCCTTTGCGCGGAGCCCTGCTGGCATCGCTGCCGCAGTGGCGGAGGAGCGCAAGCACATATTGGCATGCCTCGCGCAGAAGAAGAAGGATGGCTCTTATAACTGGATCTGCTGTGAGAAGTGTGAGGTCATCGACTGGAAGCGGCAGCACACCTCATGCCAGGCATGCGTAGAGTGGGGTGGTCAGGGCTGGAACACGTTTCGCGTGCGCGGCTCGATCTATACGGGAGACTAAGTTATTTACTAACAATCTAGGGAACTACTCCTTTTTTAGTGTATACTAAAAATTGAGGTATCCTAAAGGATTTCTAGTATTCTTAGAAAGATGGATCTACTCTTCAATTTTATAGAGCAACAGTGTATGAAGTTCAATATAGACAAAAGTCATGGTGCCAAGCACGCGTGGGGAACGGCTATAAGGGCTATGCAGATTATTAAGACACTTGAGAACGTATCTGACCAAGAAGAGCGTGTAGCAATCTACGCCGCTGCTCTGCACGACATGTGTGATAGCAAGTATTGTCCAGTTGAAGAGGCTAGCGAAGATATTAAGAACTTCCTTCTGGATATTAAATGGATTCCAGAGGAAATTAATGCCGTTCTATCAATTATAACAACCATGAGTTATTCTAAACTCAAGAAAGGTGTTAAAGACGGTGTAATCCAGTATCCAGACCACGGGAAGTGGCAAATGGCATATGACGTAGCCAGAAATGCAGACCTTCTGGAGGGTTACATAGTAGCAAGATGTGTACTCTATAACATGCACATTTACCCTAAGAAAACAGAGAACGAGCATTGGGAAAGAGCAGAACAACTCTTTAATGAACGAATGTTTCTATATGCAAGCGAGGGCTGGATCAATTTGCCTGGGGCCCTAGCAATGGTACCTGCTCTTGAAAAAGAGGCTAGGCGCTGTCTTGCTAGAAGGTTAATGGATTGGCCAGAGCCTATTGTAAATTGAAAAAAAATTGATTCCCAATGGCCCTAGTTTGTATAGCACCCCCCAACACTCGACAACACTACAAGCGTTCAACATGTCTGCCATCCAGATGCTTATTGCGAACATCCAGAGCCTCAACGAGGTCGACCGCGCGCAGGTGCTCGGTCACTTCGCAAAGAACACCGTGATCCCCAAGGAGGTGGGTGTCACGAAGGACGCCGAGAAGAAGCAGAACGCCAACAAGGGCAAGCCCACATGCCACGGCGACTTCACCAAGAAGGTCCTCGAGGAGCACAAGGACGCCCTTGCAGCATACAAACTCGCGAACCCCCAACTCAAGGGCGCCCACCTCTCCTTTGTTGCAAACTACAAGAAGGACCACCCAGAGGAGTTCGCCACCTTCGAGGCAGCGTGGAAGCTCGCGCACCCGAAGGTCGAGCCCGTGGCCGAGACCAAGAACGAGGTCGAGGCGCCCAAGTCCGAGGCCGAGAGCGTCGACGCCAAGCCCAAGCGCATCATGACTGACGAGCAGAAGGCCAAGATGAAGGCTGGTCGCGACGCGGCAAAGGCCAAGAAGGAGGCCGACGCCGCGCGCGTGGTCGCAGTCAGCACGATGGCAGAGCTCATGGGCCATGGCGAGGTGCCTGACGAGATTGCTGTCCTGGCGGCGACGCCTGACCAGAAGCTCAAGAAGCGTGGGCCCAAGAAGCTCGAGGACATGACGGCCGAGGAGCGCACCGCCCACGACGCCAAGAAGGCTGAGCGCCAGGCCAAGAAGGCCTCAGGCGCAGCCATGGACAAGGCCGCGGGCAAGCCGACGGTTGACACTGACACGGGCTCAGAGGACAGCGCGCCACGCTCGGCCTCGCCCAAGCAGAAGGCCGAGTAAAAATAAAGAAAACAAAAGAAAAATAAAAAGAAAAGAACCCTTTTTTCATAGTAAAGTTGAGTAACGACTTAGGTACTTGCCTACTAACACAGAATGTCACAACAAGACTGGGACTTCTGTATGCACGTGATTTGGTTAAACCTATTCAGGTGCCTACCTCACCCTTCTTCATACAATAGGCGCGTGTATCCATCGGGTCTATAAAGAGGCAGTAAGTGAAAATCGAAAATTGAGTGTCGGTGGCGCCCTTTTTTCAAGTACCTTACAACTCTACAATGTCTTATGAGTCTGGCTCTCTGCTTTCTATCGGCGCTGGCGCAACACTTGAGCAGGTTCTTGTGCTGAGCGACGGTCGCGTTGCGACAAAGCTCTTCGCAGGCAAACCTGTTACCCAACGCGACATCCTGAACCTCTCGGACTGGCTTATGTTGGCTGATGGGCAGGAGGTTACTGTGCTACTCCCTCTGAACAAGGATTCTATGGCTACGCTTCCTCCTAGCCCCGTGCTTGAGCCCACAGTCTACCCCGTGGGCACCATGCTCCGCTGGATTAAGGATGACCAGAACAAGCGCATTGCCCTGGTCTTGAAGGACAGTGTGCTTCAGGTCAAGGAGGTAATCGCAGGAAGTATGACTATGAACAACTACACAATTGTCAAGCGCGCGTCTTTCAAGGATTTCGCTGAGTGGAAGGCCTCTCTCCCCGAGGGTGGCGCTATCACGGCTGAGGCCACGAAGCCCTGGGCCCCTACGATTGAGGAGAAGGCTAAGGCTCCGATTGTAGCCACGACAGATGCCGGCTACATCAGCGAGCTGACCAAGCGCTACCTCGTCCGCTCTAATCTTTGCCGGCAGTCTTCAATTAACGAGGGCATGGAGAGGTCGCGGAAGTATATGAAGGAGGAGATTGAGCGCTTCGCACGGGACACAAGTGTCGAGAATAACAATATCGGAAGCATATTGTCTCGTGCGGAGACGATTGTCCACTATGCGAAGTGGCTTAATCGCCAGGTCATTGGTGCGACAGGCAAGACGGCTGACGAGATGGGCGAGGTCACCTACGCCTTCCTCAACCGCTATAGGCAGAAGCTGTTTGCTTACAAGGGTGGTCTCAAGTATGAGATCTGCTCTAAGGCGAACATCATCGCACTTGCACCCAGTACTGAGGGCACTCGGTATCGCGGGAAGGCTCTGATTGGCGAGACATTCGCTGACCTCGGCATCGAGATGAAGGCTAACGGCAAGCCCCGCCTCGAGGTGAGCTACCACCGCCGCCGCATCGAGCTCTAAGTATCAAGGCTCTAGGAAATCAATGAAGTCAAGGTGAGATCTCTTTTTTATTTGGCTAGTTAAAATTGAGTTAATTCATACTAAAGTAGTAGGTATCCAGATGTCTAAGCAGCAACTAGCCGACCTTCAAAGTGAAATTTCTGAGCTGGTGTCTCCAGGAGAGCGGATGCTTCTAGAATATGAGATCCGCTTCTGGAAACAGAAGGCGTGGCGCGCAGAGCAACAGCGTGACCGTGCTCAGCTAGCACAGAAAGAGGCTGAAGATATTTCAGAGAAATATAAGGAAATTCCTCAAGAGACATTGGATCGCTTTGTTATTGAAGTTAAGCAGAGACAATTAAAAGATCTGAAGGAGGCTGCTTCAGTTCACATGTCTACAATTGGCCTTACGAATTTCCGTCGTCTTTGTTCCCAGGCAGATATCCTTGAAACTATCGAGGCCAAGATTAAGATGTGGAAGGGTGTTGTGGAAAACCATCAGGTCTATAAAATGGATGATAATGAGTATGATTAAAATTGACAGTAGTCAATGTATTATTTTTTTATACACGCAATGTCTATTACTCTGAGCCACGAGACATTTGTCAGCCTTTCTAAGACTTGCCGAGACGAAATTCTTCAAGCCTTTGCTACCTCCAATGATCCAATTCAGACAATCAAGGGCCACCTTGACGTTAAGGATAATACGGCCTTTGAGAGCGCAAGACTTACCTTTGGCAAGCCTCTTATTCTTCCTAAATATAACCACGATAAGAATGAGGCTACAGTAAAGGTAGCATCATCCTACCCAATTGCGAAACCTACAGACCTCTACAGTCTCGCTCCACTCTCAGTCCTCCACCGTATTTGTACGGACATTGACAGTAGCCTCTTCGTTAGCAACTTGAAGAGTGTTAGCTGGTCTAAGGGTAGTAAATTCCACCATATGGACTGGGATGTCAAGAGGCTTGTGATGGAGGTAAAGTTTCTCCAGCCTGCAACATCTGTACAAATTGATCAGGCGCTACCAAATATGGACCGTTACAGAGTTACGGCCATCCTTAGAGAGTTGAGGAAGCAGGGTATCTTGATTGTAAGCTGATAAAATTGAATTCATAGGGCTCATTGTATGCTGTATCAAGAGGAAGCAAATGGATCGCGATATCAAGACGAAACGCGACAAGAAGTCCGACAAAGCCAAGGAAAAGTTTGAAAAGACAGGCGGGTTCTCAAAGAAACATGTGCGCATATCTGAGGCTCTAGCGACAGCTGGGGCTGAGAAGGTTGCGTCTAAGAAGCAGGCTAAATCTCAGGGGAAGAAGTAGAACCTTTTTCCATGTCAGATTTGGAAACCATGCAAAAACTACTCGATATTGTTCTTACCCGGATTGAGGATGCCGAAGACCAACTTAAGGTACTAAAAGCAAAGAATAATCCTGCTCTTTCAGGAGAAATCCTTAAGGTTAAGAAGATACTTGCTGGGCAACAAAGAGCCAAGATAACTCTTATTCAGAGTATTCAGGAACTAACCCCTGGCTCGAATGTAATGACTATTTTTACTCCTCTTAAGGCTGGTGGCTTCCTCTCAAAACTTAAGAGCTTTTTTAGAAATTGAAAAAAATTGATTCCAATAGCCCCTAGTTTGTATATCACACCCCCTACAACCTAGAGCCTTTCAAAGATGTCCACGATCTCTATGACCAAGTCTGACGCGCAGTTTATCTTCAACCTGTTTGGTGGAATGCTGGAGAACACCTCTGGCTCTTCTGGCGTCAAGCTGAACAAGTCTGGCAAGCCGAAGAAGCAGAACTCCAACAAGGGTAAGCCCACCTGCCACGGTGACTTCGTGAAGATGATCTGTGAGAAGATGAAGGACGAGGTTGCCGAGTTCAAGTCTGCTAACCCTGACCAGAAGGGCGCGCACCTCGTCTTCGCTGCGAACTACAAGAAGGAGAACCCTGAGAAGTTCGCCTACTTCGAGGCCAAGTGGAAGGAGGATCACCCGAAGGATGCCGTGTCTAGCAATGCTTCTGTGGCTGATGATGCCGAGGTCGCGTCTGATGCCAGCGGTTCTGCGACAGAGAAGAAGAAGCGTGCGCCCATGAGCGACGAGCAGAAGGCCAAGATGAAGGCTGGTCGCGAGGCAGCCAAGGCCAAGAAGGACGCCGAGAAGGCTGGCCTGCCTGCGGCTGCGCCTGTGGTTACACCTGTGGTTGCACCTGTGGTTACACCTGTGGCCGAGGCCAAGAAGAAGGCTGTCAAGACGGCTAAGAAGGCTGATACAATCACGACGCCCGTGGTGGCACCCATCGAGGCTGCAGCACCCGAGCTTCTGCCTTTCAAGATGGGAGCAGTCACCTACCTGCGTAATGGCACCAAGCGCCCTGACGGCAACCACCTGTGGACCTCTGGCCACCTCTGGCAGTCGATCAAGGGCAAGAAGGGTGAGCACATCGGCGAGATCCAGGACAATGGCGAGATTGACGAGACGGCCTCGGAGCCTGTGGCGTAAGGTGAGCCTATGTCCAATATAAAAATACAATACGAAAAAGATCCCTTTTTTCATATTGTATTATGTAAAATTGAGCCTATGTAGTGATCATAAGGTTGGTATAGATACAATGCCATACTGCAATGCCTTCGACCGCTTCAACTCACCATGCCTCGCAGAAGTTCCTGACGGCTGTGATGTTTGTACACAGCACACATACTTCTACGGACCCCAGTGGTTCGATAGATTTCCCCTGGCACCTGAACCTAATTCACGGATGTTCTACTTCTCCGCAAGTTCGAAGGTAAAGGCTATCTATCAGAAGGCTATTCTGGAGCGCCGCGTAATTGTGAGTAGGGTCCACATTAAGGAACTTGAAGAGCATGTTCCTGTCCATGTGGGAGTAGACTACTATCTCTTATGCTGTATGCAAGATGACGTAGATCCTCTTTGTAGCCCCAAGTTCTTTACTCGAGCCATTAAGGAAATCCTGCGATGCCATGAGAATATGATCTACGATACTATTCGCGCGGATCCCGCTCTTCTAAGACGCTTCCTCGACCCTCTTCTAAATTCCAAGTACCGGTCTTTCAGTAACATGGTTTGCCACATCTTGTATTGCGCATATCGTATTAAGAATAACAACGCTTCTCAGAATATTGATGGCACGGTATCCCTTCTCCAGGAAATCAAAAACCATCCAAAGTTCAATTCCGAGTTTGTCTGGGAATACAGTATCTCAGAAGAACGTCTAGTAAATATGCTTATCTACAGCGAGACCACGCCCAACTCAGTACAAGAGAAAATCAAGAGGTTCTTTACAGATATGAGGTCTCTGCGGACTGCTGCGCATGAGAGGCAACGTGTTTCCTTTGAGCCAAAAAAAGAGGAGATCATGGCTTTGGCATGGAGCCCTCAGAGATTTGCGAACTGGTGTCTAGATACAGAGGAAATGGCGCGGATTCTTAGCTATTCAAAGTGGGATCTTACTGAGGGTCCTGCCACCACGAAGAACCAAAGAATGCTTCTCTAAAACACATGACGCTACAGTAATTTCCAGTATAAGAGACAGTCGATTGGGCGTGGCAGTGAGAACAACGGATTAGTTTCTCTTCCTTTTTTACCTTAGTCTTCCTAGGAGGAGTTACGATAGGTCGTTTACAAGGCATGCTTGGGTACTTAATAGATACGTAGATTTGTTATCAATTTTATAAAATTGAATGCTGTCTTAGCGAGTTGGTAAACATACCAACTCACTATATCATGTCTGCCAACGGAATTAAACTCGCACCTATGCGCATGGGAGACCTTGTTTCTACACAAAAGCCAACTAGCAAGTATATACCACTATCGAAGCGAACTGGTCCTGACAAGAAGCGCGTGGCCACTGTGGAAAAGATTGATATGAGTGACAAGAACTTTCCTAGCCTTGGTTCTGTGCCGACGAAAGTCCCTGGCTGGAGTAAGCATGTTCTTGACAAGCCAGAGGCGGTTGACAAGCCAGAGGCGGTTGACAAGCCAGATACTGGAGTGAAGGAGGTGTCTGAAAAAAAGGAGACACTAAGCGATAAAATCAAGGAGAAGATCCGACTTGATGCTATTGCAGAGGAGCTAGGTGCTACTAAGGACGAGCTAGACCCATGGAAGATGACTGACGCACAGCTTGATAAGTCTGGGTGGGTGCGTCTGCGTCTTGGTTCAGCGAAAGAGATTTGTATGAACGGGTTCACTAAGCAAGGGAAACCCTATGTTCCTGGTTTCATTGAAGAGGCAGACACTGGTATGAGTTTCGAGGAATACGTACATTACAAGAGGGGTTCAGATCTGCCTTCTTCCCTAAGGAAGAATAATACACCTGAACTTCTATATGACGAGTATAGCGAGGAGGAAGACGGTGAGTAAACTTATAGCCTCTGTATCATATCAGGGTTAAAATGTAAGATAATAGCAGTAAAGAAAATCATTCCTAAATAAATACCGATCTCTTTTATTTTTGATGTGCCGGCGAACGCATCAATCAGTATGTACGCAAGGCCCCAGATAGCAATCCACCAGAATTGTATTAAAGTTAATAGAAAAAGAACATTCGCGGTCTTAAGCATATCCTACTATAACCGGGAAATTCTTATTCACAGTACCTCCCTCTTAGAAAGCATCTTATCAAGGATATTCGTGATATTGATACGCTTGCAGAAGCTACGAAGATCCTTATTAGCTGAAAGAAATGACAGGCGAGAAACAGGTGTCCACATTGCCTCCATGACTTCCTTAGTATCTTCAGGAATAAGAGGAATGCGCCCTTCTACAAAGAAGACAAAGTAGGTTCCAGAACGAAAACGAATTTCGTCATCGGGCTGGACCCCCTTCAAATTAATACCAGTCTCCTCTCGGAGTTCGCGAATACAGGCTTCAATGGGGAGTTCTCTGTATTCACCATGGCCCTTAGGAAAGGACCACATCTCACTCTGGCGCCCCTTGATAACAACAGTTTCGTTGAACCGGTTAAGAAGAATGGCTCCATAGACATGGCTGTTGATACAATGTGATCGTGGGATATACGTTTGGAAGGCTCTCGGAAACGCCATCTTGGCGATTTTGGGTGCCTTTACTAGGTAAACTTATGCAGTCAATTTTTATCAACGGCTATAATCACGCTCAACATTGAACTTATGGTTCAACGGTTCGCACGACGCAGTGTCCTCATATGTCTCGCCTCCAGCTTCTGGATTACGTCTGCCTGGAGAATGACTTCTGGGCCTTCTTAGGGAATGTAGACTACTAGGCTCTAAACCCTTACCTGGCCATCTTACGGATTCAGGGTCCTCTTCATTGTATTCATCAATAGATTGGCGTTGGTGTCTCGCACGATATCTTACACTAGGGCCTCCACGGGTCCACTTTGTATCTTTTGGCTCTTCATATTGACCCATATACATTGTATTAGGGGTGATGGAAATACTTGGGTGCTCATGATGTTCTTCAAATGAAGCCCTTAAAGCAGCATTCTCAGACATAGCAGACTGTAACATTGCATTCTGCATAGCAGCATTCTGTATCATCATATATTCTGGAACAATATCTTGATTTGATTCATGGACACCGCGGGATAATGAGGCACCTGCAGCAGAACCTAAGAGGCTTCCAAAACCGGCTCCTAGAAACCCGCCTACTGCCGAAGTCAAAAAGCTATTCGGCTGATCAGAGGGCGTGGCAGCAGAGGCTGTTCCTGGGGTTGGGGAACTTTTCATAATCGAGGCGGCCGCCTCAGGGTGTTTATCTAGGAATTCAGCTGCAGCTCCAGGAGAGTTCTTCACTATACTTGCGCTGACAGCTGGATTGTTCTTTAGTATACTTGTTGCAGCAGATGGATTTGCCTTCAAAATAGACGTTGTCGCATCAGGATGATTTATGGCAATAGCCGTGGCAGCCATGGGGTGGTTTTTCATTAAATTGGCTACAGCAGCAGGATGTGTATTGACAATTGTCTTTGCTGCATCTGGATATGTCTTAATTAGCTTGGCTGAGGCTGCAGGATGATACTTTAATATTGCTGCCGCCGTATCAGGATAATCTTTCATTATCTTAGCAACAATAGCAGGATGTGTATTAATAAGCGTGGCAATTGAAGAGGGGTTCTCCTTGATAATCTTAGCAGCAGCTGCAGGATGTTGTGATGCTATCGCAATAGCAGCATCTGGGTGTTCCTTCATTAGTTTAGCTGCGGTTCCAGGATGACTACTAACTAAGGCTGTAGCAGCAGACGGATTTGTTTTCAATAGAGCAGCCACCGCTTCGGGTTTGCTCTTCGCTAAACTGTTCACGACAGAAGGATTTGTTTTAAGAATTTTAGCCGCGGCCGCCGGATGGCTTGCTAAGATAGATACAGCAGCAGAAGGATGGCTCTTCATCAAGTTAGCCGTTGCAGCGGGTTGAGACTTTACTAAAGATGCAGCGGCCGCAGGATTATTCTTGATTACACTTGCCGCCGCCGCCGGGTTTGTCTTTAACATATTCGCAGCAGCAGAGGGGTTTGACTTCATAGCCTTTGCGGCGGCGGCTGGATTAGACTTCATCAATTTCGCTGCGGCCTTAGGGTCTGTTTGCATAAGAGTAGCCTGGACAGCTGGGGACTTTGCCTCAGCTTTCTTTTGAAGTTGTTTTGTAATGGCTTTCTCAAGTTTCTTATCTTCATATTTCCGCTTGGTTTCTAAGAGTTTCTCTGCAGCCCGTTTCTTCTCAATCTTTAATTCTTGTTCTCTTTGCTTCTCTCTGCGCTTTTCAGCTTCACGTTCGCGTTGTCTTTCACGCTCAATTATCTTTTCTTTTTTAATCTTATCTTCCCGTTCCTTAGCAGCTTTTAAGGCAGCGGCTGTAGAACTTGGGGAATTCTTGAAGCCTTCATTAAGCAATACCATGCGGATTAGATAGACCGATACAAAAAAACAGAGAACTGTTCCTAATACCATTGTTTGTTGATTTACCATACTTATCTACATTAGGTTGCGTAAATCGTTACGTTAGTTCAACGTGAATTTATAAGAATAGAATCAAGCTGGGTAAAATTGACCACTACAGTGTAAGCCATTGGTTTACACCAAATAAGAGGCAATGTCACTCAACCCCGCGTGGCCAGGTGTTACCTACGCGAGGCACCAGGTTGAGGGCATTGAGTGGATGCTTAACCTGGAAGAGAATGGCTACGAGGTTCCTGACACACTTAACGTGGTCCGTGGGGGTATCCTCGGAGACGAAATGGGTCTCGGAAAGACCATCCAGTCAATCGCTCTTATTGTGAATGGAAAGGGGAAGAATACTCTGATTATTACTCCGCTGGCGGTGCGCGGACAGTGGGAGGAGGCTGTTTCGAAGTGTAAGGTGAATCTCTACACGGCAGAGAAGACTGGCTTTGTTCGCCATGGGCCCCTTCGACCCTTGGCAAAGAGCATCTATCTGGGCCACTATGACAAGCTTGTCTCTAGCCTTGAGCTTTTCCAGTCTGTAAAGTGGGACCGCATCATTCTTGACGAGGCGCATCGCATTCGCAATAGTAAGACTGTCACAGGCACAAGCGTCTTGAAGCTGAAGGCTAGTTATAAGTGGGCTCTTACTGCTACTCCTATTGTCAACAGCCTCGATGACGTAGTAGCGTATCTCAAATTTATCGGGTTCAAGGACATGGGTTCCGGCTGGTCTGACTCGTATAGGAAGTGGATTTCCCACATCTACATGGCGCGCACTTTGGACGAGGGAGAGGCTCCTGCTGGTCTGACTATGCCTCCTAATCCTACCTCTGAGACCCTCCACCTCGACTTTACCAACAAGGATGAGGAGGAGGTCTACAAGGGCATCCTCGACAATCTGGAAGCCAAGTGGCGATCTTCTCAGGCACTGAATGGGCGGGCATACCAACTCCAGAAGTTCGCTATGCTCCTCCGTCTGAGACAGGTCTCTGTGAATCCTCAGATCTACATTCGGGCGCGACAGAAGGAGTTGTTCGGCTGGACGGGTCCTGAGTTTCATCTACCTTCAAGGAAATTTGATGAGATTGCTAATCTCTTGAGGCAGGGTTACGAGGATGGTCAGGCAAATCGCTGGATTATCTTCTGCCAGTTCCATGATGAGATGGTTCTTCTTTCTGAGTTCCTACAGGCCTTTCCCTTCGTAGGTTCTGTTCTCCAGTATCACGGAGGTATGGGTACCAAGGAGCGCCAAGAGTCGCTCAATCAAAGTAAGTTGGCTTCTGATAATGGAAAGCAG